ATGAAGCTTCCGAAACCAATACAACGTGGGTCAACTTGGCGTATCACTGTTACTTTTGACAAGCAGCGATACTCAGTGACCAGAGATACAGCAAAAGAGTGCGAGCACTGGGCATCAATCAAACTGCTGGAGCTCAAAACAGGTAAGGCTGATTTAGAACAAGGAATAAAGCCAGCATACCCATTTCGCCAATTATGCGATAAGTACTATCAAGAACACGGCAGACATATGCGATCTGCTAGAACAATTATGCTCAAGATTAAAAACCTCGATCGCATTGCACCCAATGTTGCCGATAAGTCTATCTATGATTTTAAACCCAGCGACATTGTTGAGTGGCGAAATAAACGGAAAAAAGAAGTCAAAGTATCAACTTTAAGAAATGAGCATGCTATATATTCGGCTGTTTTCACTTATGCCTTGAAAGAGCTTTTTTTAATTGAGTCGAATGTTTGGCAAACTGTACCGATGCCAAGTAAGGAAAAATCACGAAATCAGCGGATTATGCCTGAACAGCAAGAAGTATTGCTTAAAGCGTTGGATTGGGATGGTGTGTCTACACCTGAGAAGTCAAAGCACTATGTGGCATGGGCATTTCTATTTGCTCTTGAAACAGCAATGCGACAAGGTGAAATACTGGCAATGCGTAGGTCTGACCTGAGAGATGGTTTTGTACATCTGCCAATGACTAAAAATGGCGAATCTCGAAACGTACCGTTATCGAAAGAAGCAAAGCGTCTGCTTTCATTATTGCCTGTGAATAATGACGTTCTGGTGCCGATCGACAAGGATATATGTTGTGCAACGTGGGTGAGAGCTAAAAAAAGGGCAAATCTACCTCACATCAATTTCCATGATTCACGACATGAAGCAATCACAAGAATGGTTAAGGTTCGGAAATTACCAGTTGAAGTTTTAGCAAAGATCACCGGGCATAAAACGATTGGGATATTAATTAACACTTACTACAATCCAGACGCTCAGGACCTAGTTGAAATGTTCAATGACAGTGAGAGCTAATTAGCTCTCGGTCTGCCTCTTTTATTTTTAGCTGTGAGTATGCCGTGCGCTAGGCGAGGGTTGTACAAGCATTTCCCTTGTGTACCTTGATTAATAGATGCAAGGCGCTCACGGATGGTTGTCGTTGATAGATTGTATTTTTCCGCTAATTTAGCAGCAGATACTAATTCCATCTCAACTTCTTTCAGCTCTTTGACAATGCCACCACCAATGTTCTGTCCAAGCATGACTTGTGGTGGGGAGTCAGCCTCAACAGTGATTGTATATTTTGATAATCCCATCATAATGCCTCCTTAAAACTATCTGCGCCCTCAAAGATTGGAACAAGCATGCAGATCTGACATGGAATAACTCCACCGCCTTCAGGGTGGGGATCATGCCAAAGCTGACCATGTTCATAAATCACAGAATGCATATGTCCACGTGGAGAAATTCCTGCAACCAAGTGTTTTGCACCAATAGCTTTGCTAACTTCGATAACCCAATTTTGATCTTGCTCAGTTGGGTTTTTATCAACTCCAAGATTCAGCATTCTGTATCCATGCTGGCGAAGGAAGTAGTTAAGGTTGTCTTGGTAAAGTGTGCCGCTACCTGGTGCCGTGGGATGGTTTATATCAATTCCTTCCCAAAAGCTTGGGATATCTTCGATATTTAAACCTAGCAATGTGGCAATCGTTGCACCTTCACAGTTGCCACCCAATCCAGTGATGGTTTGCATTACTTTTTTCATAATGCCTCCTTCTTGATATCAATTAACTCAAACGGTAATTTGGTGTCCAAGCCTGTGCATTCATCCTTATACCCAAAACCTACAAGGATGTGATAAAGGGCAGAGGCTTGCTCCGCCGTGAATGTTTTGGTTGTGCCTGACTGCCCTATGACGAGTGGTGCGAATTCTTCAGCAAGGTCTTGGGCGATGTGTTGGAGGTTAGTCATATGAGCCGGCTCCATTTTCATAAATGTGATCCAGTGAGTATTTGCACGCTTTCCACTGATATGTCCGAAGACAGGCTTTTGATCAGTCAAAGCTAAAATTTCACTGACTTTAATTTGTGTTTCATTCCACTTAAAAATCAGAACACCGCCGTTGGCCAACACGCGGAAACATTCCTCAAATCCTTTTCGAATATCATCCCGCCAACTTGCTTGAAGTTTTCCATACTTCAAAGCAAGCCAGCTTTCTTTTCCTGCTTTAATCAAATGAGGTGGATCAAATACGACTAAATTGAATTGACCATCTTTGAATGGCATTGCTCGAAAGTCCATTTCAATATCGGGCGAGACCTCAAGAGAGCGACCATCACATAAAATGTGCTTTTCAGCACGAATATCTCCGAATACGACATTTGGATTTGTACGATCAAAATGCATCATGCGAGAGCCGCAGCAGGGGTCAAGGATTGGGGCATTCATGACTTTGCTCCTGTGCTTCATCACCAAGAATTATTGAACCTTCCTCTGGTAGGTCGTAGTACCAGCAGTAATAGCCAGAACCACTGTGACCATCTTTTATAAACTCAATGGACATTTCAGTTTCTAATTGGAATTCAAGATCTCCATCTAGACCTTTAGTTTCTGAAAACAAATCAGGCGCTCCAAACTCAAGAGCCTTTTTGAGTTGCTGACATGAAAGGATTGCGCCTCTCGCAGATTTGGCTTTAGTTAACTCATCAAACATGCGCTCAACAATTTCTGTAAACGAGCAACCTTCCATGTTGTGGTCTGCACCAAATTTGCAAAGCTTGTGAATGGTTTCTAAACCTTGAATTTCGATTGTTTCTGGATTACTCATTATTCTCTCCATTGAGCAAACATCTGCGCAAAACCCTGATTTATGGTTGAAATTGCGCAAATAATTGCTCTAAACCTTTATTTAACCGCGTTTCACATATATGCGAATTTCCATTACGACATCTGCATTTCGACATAATTAGAATCTTGGTAATTCACGAATTCTTCATACAATGACTGGCAAGCCGCATTACCCGTTAAATCATTCTTTACAAACACATAGCTCAATGACTTCTTTGTGCCTTTGCCTGAGAATGTGCAACTGCCATCGGCCAGCACTTTCTTTACGTAGCCTAGCAATTCAAGCCAAATCATGAAGGCAAGTGCATGCTTGTTTTTAATTCTGAAGATCATCGATACCCCCACGTATTTACAAAGTTTTGGATACAATCCTCAATCCCAAAGAGGTTGATGTCTCTGTAAGTCCTTACCCGCCCTTTGTGCTGAATTAACAGCACACGGGTGATAGAAGAGTAGGTGTAGCTCATGCAATGGCTTTCCCTTGTCCTTGGGTGGTATTGATGATGTGAGCTTTTACATTCTCAAAATGCTGAGCTTCAATGCCTAAGAGGCTATCAATCCCTTGATCTTCACAATAGGTCATAACATCAATGCCGACTTGCGCAAGGAGGTCTTGCAACTCATCACGTTGAGCTTCTGATATCCCATTAAATTCAGGAGGTTCTATCCATGTATCGCGGGGTATATCGAATGTGCATCCGAGTACTTTCGCTCGAGCAAGCATTGCTTGACGCATGTTTTGATAATAAGTGTGTTCTTTGTCTAGCTTTAGGGTCTCGGTCAGGTGATTTAAGTCGCTTGCATAAACTGCTTCTTCGCAGCTTTGTTTCCAGTTATCCAAATCCTCAAGTGCTTTATTTAATGCAATTTGAGCAGGGGTAAGCGTGTTGATATGAGCCTTCGCATCTGTAATTAAATCTGCAAGAAAAGTAGGGTGTAACTTAAGATCAGGTACCCAAACCTCACCAGTCTCACCACCTAAAGCACCTGAATTTTTCGCATGGTGTGTTGGGGATGGCTTAAAGTTAATAACTCTCGCATTTTTACCTTCACCAGTAGTTACAGTGGTCAAATAACCCATGATGTCTGCAATACGGTAAAGTTCATTTCGGTTCTTACCACCAAGCTCAGGACGGTAGATGATCTGATCACCGCTTTGGTCTTCTGAGGCATGGGCAATAAAGACGACATCCTTACCAAAGCTTAAAAGCGTATTGATGTACTGCTTAAACTTCATGTTTGCTAAGCCTTGGGCTTTTAATTTGAGTGCACCATCTTGCTGACGGTTATTCGCTGTTTTGAGCAAATGTGTCTTGATGGATTCAAGCATTGCGCCCACGGTATCAATAACAACCGTATTGAAAGGTGCTAAGTCTTGTTCAGTAATGTTTTCAATATCTGACCACTGCTGAACTGGAACAACAGCTCCGCGACGAAGTTCACCAGTACGGTGTGCACCACGGTCAAAGTCAAATGAAATGGCTTTATCTGCGGTGAATCCTAAAGACGTTTTACCAAGCCCCGGATCTGCATAAATGTAAGTAATAATCGCGCTTACGTTTAATGCTTGGTCTGCTGGAATAATAGGTATAGCCATGATGAATAATCCTTATGCCCAGAACAGTGAGCCTTTAGCTCGTTTAAATGATTTTGGATAAGAACGTGTGAGTGACTTCTGAAGACGAATAGCCATAGTTTTTCTTTGTTGGAAAGCTCGTTCACATTCAAAGTTTTCGCGGATCCAAGGTTTAGCTGCATGAACCTCAAGCGTGATTAACTGCTCAGTACCATTCTTATTGACCACATAGATATGGCGACCTTTTTCAAAGTAGGTTGAATGACCTAAGCGCATACGAATGTTGCCTTCGTCATCTTGGCTTATGAACTCAGAAAACTTTTGAGTAGAAGTAGTCATTAGCCTGCCTCCACTAAACGATGTTTTTCGATATAGCCTTTGATGAGGGCATTGAAGTTCTGATGGTCGATGTGGTTTGTGAAGTCGTTGTATGGATTGCCTAGGGCATCTGAAACGGTCACTTCATCGAGGCTGGTTACATCAACAGCAGTGAATTCACTACCTGGTACGCCGTAGCTGTCTTCAAATGCTTCAACTTCAAAACGTGCAGTAACGCGGAAACCATCTAAGCGAATAACCGCTTCGCCGTGGTTATCACCAGTCATGCGTAATGCAAGGAGTTGATATTCAGAAGGTGCTACGTTGGCAACGATAGGTTGAGCAGCTTGCGGTGAGGTCTTAAACCCACAGCTAAGTACGCCTATTGTTACAGCAGCTACACCAAGAGATATCTTGATGGTATTGAAAGGGGATAAGGTTTTGTTCATAATTGATCTCGCAATTTGCAAAAGCGCATTAGATTTCTCAGGTCGGTGCGCTTTTTTATGTTTGTGAGATAAATATAACTATAGTTATTTTTATAGTCAATAGAAAAGCAATTAAAATATATCTAAAGTTATATAAGATTATAATTGTAAGAATTTTTATGTTTAATAGGCAAAAGAAAACCCACCGCTGGGGTGGGTTGATTGGAGCTTGTGATGGAGTTTTCTAAGAATTTTGCAGATCAATTAGATAGCAAGTCAGTGGGTGCTGTTCGAGTGTGGCGACATCAAATTATCTGTAAATTAATTGATGCTGGTATTACCAATCCGAAAGAGATCGAGTATTTAGTTGCTAGTCTTTATTGATTTGTTGTCTCTCAAGTTTAAAAAAGATCAAGAGATGGATAAAAATACAGGTTCTGAAAAAGAATTTATTAAAACCACCACTCTTAGTCTGCAACTGAATGGAGCTCATCTGCTGAACAGATTAATAAATCAAGCTAATCTAAATGAAGATCAGCTTGATGAAATAAATTTTCTCCTAAACCCTTACTCAGTATTAGAGGTTAAAAAGGTCTAGGTACAGATTTTGGGGAATATACTACTTTTGCGTACACTCCGTAAACATGACCACATTGAGTACAATGGACTATATCAAACCAAGTATCTCCACCCTTGGAAACAATTTCGCTATCAGATTTCGTTATATATTTCAGTCCTTGTATCTTGCAATCTGGGCACTTAGGCTCCGCAATGTTCTGACTCATATTTCTTCTCCACCCGATCTATTCTTAAGGACTGCGTCGGGTTCGCAGTTTAAAAAATCATAGAAACCCAAAAAAGGGTAACCACAACAAAGAGTAAGCCTAGTTTTATATAGTCAAATTTGTTCATCTTATTAATTTCAAGTCATGCTTGAGGTTTAGAATATTTTCCTAAAAAGTCATCTATCCACCCCTGTGCCACTTCAATATTGGTTATGTCAGCCAGCTTCAGATTAGTACCTTCCTCTTCATTAAAGCCCTCAATAATCGCCTCAAAGATGTTTACTTCACCAATGACCTCGTGTGCTATTTCCTCAGGGTCGTAGCTTTGTTTAGCTTTTTTAAGCGAGGCTATTTGTTTATCAATTCCTGCGCCAATTTTTTCTAATGCCAATTTGAATTCTTGACGATTAATTGTTAGCGCAGTTTTGGATTTATTAAGTGTTCCGATCATTATGCTTTCCTCTTTTAGAATTATCATTGCCTGGGAAAGCGGTCTTACACTAGCCTAGCCCTAGCGTCTAACTCGCTTTACAACCTGTTTCCACCAGTACTGCCCTAATATAGTTATACCTTCTGATTCTATTTTGCTAGGGGAGTAGTATTCGTCAGGAAATTGATTTTTATCAGGGTTTGCTGAGACAGCCTTAAAGCCACCCTTACCTTCATCACTCCAATTAAACAAGTATTTAATTTTTGTATCATCCCCAACCTGAAAAGCATAAATTTCCCCGTCGTAAATGGTTCTAGCAGACATATCAATTGATATGGCCTGTCCATCTTTTAATTTAGGAAACATACTCTCTCCGCGGACATGGATTACCTTGGTTGCGGATGGTTGAACATTACATTCTTTAATTAGATCAACAGGGAAAAGCATCTTATTGTTGCTTGGCTTTTCTAAATTTAAGTAGCCATTGCCAGCACTCACAAATACATCATCATAATAATCAATAGCTACGTATCCATCTGGAACGGGATCGCCAGATTGATAGATACTAACCTCCATCGCAGATATATCGGCATTGCTTTTTTCTGGAGTTGATTCACTTCCAGTTGTTAACCATAGAGGGTCAACATTTAAAAAACTTAGCAATCAGTGGAAGGAAAGATGATTTCAGATTTCGACCAGATTCTAAGGCTTGATATGCAGGCTGAGACATTTTCACAGCTTCCGCTACTTCTGCTTGGGTTTTCCCCGCACGCTTTCTTGACTGCTTAAGCCTGTCTTTTAATTCCATCTTTCAGAACCTCAAAATCTTAATAACAAATATATAACCTTGGTTATATGAGTTCAAATAGTTATAGTTATTGACTAAAAATAACTATAGTTATAATATTGGTTATATCTAGTGAGGATATAACTATGAGTAACACCACAAATAATATTTTCCAGTTGCTCGTAACCCATTTTGGTGGGCAGGAAAATACAGCAAAAGCCCTTGGGGTCAAACAACCAGCAGTGTCTGGCTGGGTGCGAGGCTCAAAAAGAATGTCTGAGATCGTTGCGATGAGAGCCCAGGCGGCGACAGATGGAAAATTCAAAGCGGTTGAGTTATGTCCATCTCTTAATGATTTCAAGCAATTGGCAATATAACCAATTATCACTTTGTCAAACCTTGAAAGAAACGTGAAACAAATAAAGGATTTCACAAATGCAAGAAATAACACTAAGCCGTGAAGCACAAACGGCAATTTTTAAAATGATTAACCAGACGCATGGGATTTCACCAAAGGAAATTGCTCAGGTCACTGGTGACTCACATAACACGATTTGCAACTACGGCAACGTAGGGATGCCAAACCATTTACCGAGCTTAAAGAAGCTTGAAACCATAATGATGTATACGCAGAACCCTGAAATTTTAAAGGTATGGGCGCATCAGATGGGATACGCATTAGTACCAGTGGATTGTGACTCAAGCAAACATCATGAGCTATCGATCTTTGAAGCAATGATGCAACACAACATTAAGAGCGGGAAAGCAAACCGAGTTGTCTATGAGGCTTATGAGGATGGGGTGATTACACCAGCGGAATACGAGGAGATCCACCAGATTACCCAGGGCTTGATCGAGTTGATTACCGCCGTGGATCAGGCAGCGCTTAAGCAAATGCAGAAGTACACAGCAAATGCTCAAAAAGAAAAAGCCTGATCGCAGAAATCAGGCTTTTTAATTCATTAATTATCGGAACCAATGAATATGAGAACAAATTTAGCACAACAAGCAATTCAAGACAATTTAAATAACGATTTCTTACAAGGGGGTACGGTGGTGCTAATCGCTCCAGTGACTCTTGTGAATCGTACTTTTGATACGGGTGATTTACTTTCCGTTGAGTACATAACCTCGTTGGGTGGTATTGGCGTTACAACGAATGGTGTGATCGTTGTTGTTGTAGATCCAACAGAGATCCGTCATGCATCAACCTTGGAACTGAAATTAAAACGCCGTCTCACTAAAGCCGAACAAGCCTTAGCGGAGGTTCCATGATTACCAACAAGACCATTCAAAAGAAGCCCGAGCATAAGCAGATGATGCAGCTTCAATCATGGTACGAGCCAGCACTCCGCACATTAGATGGATTGCTGGAGATCCGTAGGGCTAACCTGCGCAAGATCAAGGGTGATGAAAAGAATGCTGCCGTCACCCGTGACGAGTTTATGGAAACGTTGATCAATGAACATCATGTTTCAGTTTGGTATGCAGGTGAAATTATTTCAAGCCTACATCGAGCAGGTCATATTTTTATGTTTGGCCGCTTTATTAAAAATATCGAAAAAGGGGGTGCTCAGTGAGATATTCAGCTAAACGTGGGCAGAAAGATGTTCAAGCTCCAGCACCTATCGAGGTGATGATCCCTTTGCTTGATCCAGTGAAGATATACACACCTAAAGAACTTGCCGCAATGCCTTTATCAGTCATGAACCAAGCTATTGAGGCTCAGGAAGCTTATTTCATTCTTGAGCATACAACCCAAATGGGGGGGCAAGCCATAGCGATACGTCGCCAAATGCAAGAAGGTACCCAACTTGTTCAGGTGAAAGAAAAGTCACGTACGAGGTACAAAATCAACAACGAATTTGTCGAACCTCGAATTATTCGTCAGTTGGAAAAGCGCGGCCTAGTCAAATTGGGTGGGGAATCAATATGAATCAATTATTCATTTTCAAGCTCTTCTTGAACCTGTTCATAGTATTCCTTTTGGATTCTAAGAAGCTCAGATACAACAAGATCAATATCTTCTGGAAGTATTGTAATTATAACGTCCTTGTTCTTGCCCGACTCAAAATCTTCTACATCTGGGTGCATTATCGAAATGGTGTTGTTTTCATTTATAAAAATAGCCAAAGCTTCACGCTTTTTAAGAAGTGTCATTTTGTTGGTTTCCTAGTTGATTTTGATCAATTTACAGACCTTGGTAGCCCCTTGCAAGCCCCTTCAAAGGAGGTAATTTCTCATGCGTGATTATGCAAAAGTTTCACCTCATTTTTGGGTAGGTAAAACAGGAAAGCAGCTAAAAAAGAATCCTGAAGCACTAATGGTTTCTCTTTACTTAATTACGAACCCTCATGCCAATATGTTGGGTCTGTACTACATGCCAACTATGTACATTGCCCATGAAACTGGACTTACCTTAGAAGGGGCTTTGAAGGGGCTACAAAGTGCCTGTGAAGCAGGGTTTTGTGCTTACGATCAAGACTCAGAGGTTGTTTGGGTGTATGAAATGGCACGCTTTCAAGTGGCTGAGGAGCTAAAGCCAGCAGATAACCGCTGCAAGGGTGTTCAAAAGGACTATGACTCACTACCTGATAATCCTTTTTTATCAGCATTTTACGATAAATATTCTCATGCATTTTGTATGTCAAACAAGCGTGGTATTAATACGAGTAATACAAGCCCCTCCGAAGCCCCTTGTGAGCCCCTCCGAAGCCAAGAACAAGAGCAGGAACAAGAACAAGAACAAGAACAAGAACAAGAACAGAATTGTAGTAGTAATCCGTGTGAAGAAAATTTTCCATTACCAGCAATTCAGTTTTCACAATACAAATCTGAAGACCATAAGCGATATTCAATTCTCGAATGCGTAAATCAATACCCACTCCAAAACGATTTTATTGAACTTGGAAGACAAAGATTCTGTGAAGTTCAAATCCAAGATTTGATTTCCATGTTTACCAACTTTGGTGATTTCTTCTCAGCTAAGGGTGAAGAATCCAAGAACACGCCAAGTCTATGGTTGGTTAAGTGGTACACATGGATTCAAAACAACAAGGATGCTACGAAACGTCAGCGTGAAACACAATCAACATCTCAAAAACCAAAATCTCAATCAAGCGCAGGAAATAGAACTCAGGGTGAAGTCAATGAGTGGCTATCTGAAATTAGTGGTGAAGACACTCCATCAATTCGAGATGTTCATGAAGTGGAGGGTGTGAAATATGCGTAATGAATTAACTCAAAATCAAGATCATTCTGTCCAACAGTTTGGTGAGCAAGATGCGCGTAAGTTGGTTGAAGACATGCTTTTGTCATACGGTAAACGCTTTACAGATCAATGGTCGGGTTTAAAAAAGGGGCAGGTGATTGATAAGTTTGTCCAGAAGCTTTCAGGTATCACCTTTGATCAATTTAATCGGGGACTGATTCGTCTTGAAACTTCAGCTTGGCCACCATCCGTAAACGAATTTAAAGATTGGTGTTTAGGTAAGTATGAATACCAAAGCCATGATGAGGCTTGGTTGCAGGCTTTGACTTACGAAAAACAGAATCGATCTCATGAAATCAATAAATTTGCAAAACAAGCATTTGATGAAGTTGTAAAGCCTTATGGATATTTAGGTTCAACAGATACGTTTTATAAAGTTTATAGCAGTGTTTACAAGCGAATCATATCTGAGGCTAAGGAGCGTAATGAAGCGGATGAGTTACTAGAAGCAATTGCTCAATGTGGATTTACTGGTGACGATCTAAGCCATAAGCCTGTGACAAACGATGTTGCACGTCAGCAGCTGGAGAACCTAAAGCGCAAACTGAATGTCCGTAATCGTGAAATACCTAAACCTCAAAAGCTTGAAATTAACGAAGCCAAAAAGCGACTTCAAAACGAGTGGCCAGATCCTTTTGATAATCCAAATGAGTATCAGGCAATGAAAGCCAATGGATTCAATCGTGTTGGGGGTGAAGTGTGAAGCGTCTAAGTACTTCAGTGAATCAGATTGCAATATTTGAACGTGTTGTGCTTGCGCTCAAGGCAATTGAAACTACCCCGATAGCAACGGTATCTGAGCTTCGTAAAACGGCCTTAAACAATCTCAGTTTAAGAACAGCACAGCGCTACTTGAAGGGTTTAGAGCAAGCTGGGTATATCAAACGAAAAGATGCAGGTTTTACAGATGAATCACGATTCTTTTTAACGGATAAGGCAAAACAATTATTTGAGGTGAAGGGATGAATAAAGGCGACCGCGTAAAAGTAGATTTTATTGGTGAATCAGCAACGATTTATTCAGGTAAGCGATTCACTGGATACGGTGTGTTAGACCGAGTTGAAGATGGTCGTGTATTTGGGCGCTTAGATGATGGAACGCCGTTCATGTGTTTGTGTGCTGATGTGGAGGTGGTTGAGCATGAGTAATCCATTTCATATTGGTGACAAGGTGATTCATGACATTGAAGCATGGAAGCAACCAACAAGCACACTAACTGTGACGCATATTAAGAATTTTGCAGTCGCAGCAATTGATGACAGTGGGCAGAAATTTGTTGGAAATTATGGGTGTTTTACCTTGATTAAACGAGGTGCAAGTGACCAGCATCTCCCTCGCTGAATATCGAAAAATCTACAAACCAAAACGCAGGGCTAAACGTCATGCATCGGTCAAGAAGCAGCGTGTTGTTAGTGAGGGTGAGCAAACTCTAAGCCTACAACTCAAGGCGCTTAGAATTGAATTTGAGCAGGAGTTTAAGTTTCACCCTACACGTAAATGGAGAGCGGATTTTCATTTGAAGGGTAAAAAGATATTGGTCGAAGTGGAAGGTGGGATCTGGAGTAATGGCAGGCATACAAGGAGTAAGGGGTATTTAGGGGACTTAGAGAAATATAACGCAGCAACAATGATGGGTTATCAGGTAATACGGTTTAGCACTGAGCAAGTGAAAAGCGGCAAAGCGATTGAGCAAATAGAGAAGATGGTAGGGGATTTGGGATGACGGCAGCAGTAACGATTATGCAAGCGACAGATTGGTCGAAATACAGTTTTGAAGAATGGTGTCGTCAGCTTGGAGCTTGGATAAATGGCGACAATGAAACAATGGTAATGGTTGTTAAAACCATGCCAACAAAAAGAATAACGCAGCAGCAACGTGAGCGGCTGCTTGCAATGTACATGTCAGACGAGACTCTTAGAGATCGTCTATGCGTACGCCGAAAAGGAACATGCTGCCAATTAGACTGCAACGAAGCACGTGCAATTCAAAGACTATTTCTTGATATTCAACTTGTAGAAGATGTAATCCTTCAGGAGTGGATCTCATCAATTTGGTCTCACTACGTGATAGGTAATTCATTACGCGATATTGCTGGGAGTAATGACACATCTGTGAACCAAATTCGCCAAGATCTAAAATGCGGCCTTGCTTATATCAAAAGCAGACACCCGCATTTTGTATTTGAAACTTTTGAAAAAACCACTTGAGTGTGCGCACAGGGTATGGCATATTTCATTTATAGTGGACGTACATATGGAAATTCACTTAATTACCGTAAAAAGCTCATCATTTGATGGGCTTTTTTTATGGCGGCTTGACTTTATTCGTAGTGGTTTAAATTTTAATGCCGCCATCCAGATATTTAATTACATCAAAGCTCGGTCAAATGATTGGGCTTTTTTGTTGCCGAAATTTGGCAACCATATCCTGTGAGTGTGCCGACTAACAGAACATGCCTTGTGTAAACGCCTAGATGTTTTAGGCAATTTTAGCTAGGGCTTGGCAACCCGACCTTAAAGAGAATGAAAGCAAGTGAAGTTGACCGTGCATGTAAGGTTAATGTGATTGTGAGTAGCGGTAGTTCAGTTGCCGAGCTGATTAATATCGAACTAAAGGCAGGGGTGTGGCAGATCACCACATCCTTATTTAGTTACATAGTGAACAATAATTCATCAAAATGAGATTGGATAGATACAATTTCGGGTGATATTTTTAATTAAATATTCTACATGGATGGAATTAAAGATGAAGCTACTAACTTTATTAGGTATTGGTGTTATGGCAAGTTGCTGCTATAGATCAAAGCGCATTACTAGCGAACACGCTTCACACTCAAACTTCGATAAAATTGTTCAAAAAGCTGCTCTGCATGGCTTCTAAACAATTTAGTTAGTGTTGGGTTTTGTAATAAATATATGATTGTAGGAGAACGAAATGCTTCAATTGTTAATTTGTTTATTTGGCCTTCATGGTGCGACTGAGATCGACTACACGGTTGATGATGAAGAAATCAAAGTGTGTCGGGATTGTTTGAAAGAAGTTGAATAAACCCTTGTCACTTCGGTGACTTTAGCCGAACGGATTACGGCACATAGAACCCCACTGAGATAACAAACTTGGTGGGGTTTTTCTTTTATTTATTGCTGATAAAAATATAAATACATACGAAGCACAGAAAACTATTAATCAATAAGTACCAGAGCTCATCTCGTGAGTTTATGAAGATACTAGATAAGACTAATTTGATGTTGAGCATACAGAATGGTGATATTTTTTAGATTCTCATTAATAAACAATAATTTATTAATTTTTAAAAATTAAGGAAAAATACATGCTATCATGCTTATACAGTGCTTGGAGGTATTGTTATGGGCCATGAAGAAAACACAATATTAAGTAGAACAAGAGTAATTAAGGCAGGCAAAACCTTAATAGATAAAACTTCGCCCGAAGAAAAGAAAACAGAGGCATTGGAGATTCTTTCTGAGTGGCGGTCTTATCACGCTAAACCCTTGGATGCTTTTCAAAAATATATTAGAACTAGGGATATCTGTGTTAAGCGTAAAGCAATTATCGCTCAAAGACTTAAGCGCTTACCTTCAATCATTAGTAAGCTTGAGAGAATGCCATCAAACAATCTTGCAAGAATGCAAGATATTGGGGGTATTCGGGTGGTATTACCCTCAATAGCGGATGTGCTTGCTTTGCATAGCGAGGTTTTGATTAAGCCGAACAATAGATTTTTATTTACCCCTAAAATGCCGGCAAAAGACTACATAACCAACCCAAAGCCAGATGGCTATAAAAGTATTCATCAAGTTTTTGAATACAAGAGGGATGAGGTTAATAATACTGCCGGGTTGTGTATTGAGCTTCAGATAAGAACTGCTTTGCAGCATGCATTTGCCACAGCGGTTGAAACGCTTGGTATGGTGGAAAGACTTTCATTTAAAACTGGGCAAGGAAGCGAAGACTTTAAGACATTTTTTAAAGTTGTTAGCGCGTTGTTTTCTCACAAGGAAAAAACTACGGTACTTGATGAATATAAAGAAAAAACCATTTCTGAATTAATTGTATTAGCAAAGGAATTAGAGTCAAAGCTACAAGTCTTTCACAAGTTGCAAGGCATTGCGCTAACTGCGAGAAATATTGATAGTGATGGGAAGTGGAGTTCTAAAAAGTACCAATTATTAGAACTACAAAATCTAGAGGATAGTTGGAAGATACGAATAAGAGAGTTCAAGGAGTCAGATATTGATCTAGCTGAAATGTTGTACGCATCTTTAGAAAAAAAGTATAAAGATGATGAAAACATGGATGTTGTTTTGGTATCGGTTGGTGATTTAAAGGCAATCAAGAGGGCTTACCCCAACTACTTTCTAGATACTAACGACTTTATTGCCAAGTTGAAGCACATATTTGAAAATGGAATTTAATTCCCGAATAACAACCACCTTCGGGTGGTTTTTTAATGGATAAATAAACCCTCGCCACAACTCCAGTGGCATTTTTGCAGAACGTATTACGGCACACACCCTGCTCAACTAAATAACTGAGTGGGGTTTCTTTTCTTATTTGGTGGTCCTATGACAGATCGTGTACAAGCGAAAAAAGACTTAGAATTTTGTAGTGCTGAACTGTCTAAGTACCAAAACTTAAGCCGTTCGGGTTTGACTCGGGATGAGATGCTGGCGATAGATGGCATCATGATTAAGTTGAAACAGCGGGTTAAGAATTTAAGAACAAGCCTGTACGAATAATTAACAAATAAACGGCTCTTGTATAATTTCTTACATATCTATCACTGTAAATTGTGAGAAATGTATTCTTTTAGTGTTGATAATTATTTTAATTGTGAGAGTATAAAAAAAGAACAATAAAGGTAGAAAAGTATGGCTTCACAAGATGTGCTTATAATCTCGGTTTCGGCCTTTGTCCTTACATTAATTATTTATGAGTTTGGGCAAATGTCGATGTTGTTTTAAACTAAACCACCTTCGGGTGGTTTTTTAATGGGCGCAATATATGAAAAGGCCACAACCACCGGAACGACTTCTAAATATAGACCCTTTAGATAATGTTGATTTTGAGCCAGCAAAAGAGCTTGAAGAGTGGATTATCGATACTTTCATTTCTAGTGATGGAAAGCTCTACAACCCTGATCATGAACATATATCGCCGTGGTCTAGCACCTTATTTAAAGTACTATGGGCATCTTCTGCATTCATCAAAGCTGACAGAGTTGTATTGGGCCAAACCGAGAAGTTCGCACCAATGGCGGGTGGCTGGCGGAAGTTACGACAAGAAAAACAAATGATAGATTGGTTTGGCTGTGTACCAGACTTCATTATTACCATCGATGCAAAGTTTGCATCGCAGGCAAGTGATACAGAATTTTGTGCATTGATTGAGCATGAGCTTTACCACCTTGGTGCCAAGCGGGACGAAGATGGGAATTACTTAATAAGTCCTTCAACGGGTGAATATAAATACTATTTAAGACCACACGATGTAGAAGAGTTTCATGGTGTGGTTCAACGCTATGGTGCATCAGAAGATGTGCAGAAGATGGTAGACCTTGCTAATGATGGGCCAACAATTGGAAAAGCTAAAATTGCACACGCTTGTGGTACCTGTCTTTTAAAATTGGCTTAAATTTTTTTGCCTATTTTGTGATACGTAGTGATACAAAGAGGTGGTTATGGCAGCCCTAAAAGAGCCTGTAAAAATATTTATAGTTCAAGCTCTTGCGTGCCGTGACACCCCACAAGAAGTAGCGGAGCTTGTATCACAAGAATTTGGGGTGAAAATTGATCGAGTACAATGCTCAACATACGATCCCACAAAACAACGCGGTAAAAATCTTTCCAAGAAATTTGTCGACCTTTTTTATGAGACCCGTGAGAAGTTTGATGCTGGATTGATTGATATTCCGATTACTCAAAAGTATTACCGCTTAAAGCAGTATCAAAAGCATCTTGAAAAAAATGCCAGAAATACCGTGATGTCACTAAACATCATGAAGCAGGCAGCTCAGGATCTGGGTGGACAGTTTACGAATCGCCAAGAGATCACTGGTGCGGGCGGCAAGCCAATAGAGACTGTGAGTTCTAATGTTTCAACTGAAAGCTACCTTACAGCAAGGGAGCAGGCGTTAAATGATTATTGACCCAGCGCGCGAGCTTGCGATCCAAATTGAAGCGCAGCAAGACCTGTACTTCTTTTCGCGGTACATGTTCAAAGAGCGCCGCAAGTACAAGTGGATGCATAACTGGCACCATCGCGTGGTTTGCGATGCTTTAATGAAAGTATTCCGTGGTGAAACTAAGCGTTTAATCATCAATATTCCACCACGTTATTCCAAGACTGAATTGGCTGTGATTAATTTCATGGCTTGGTGCTTTGGCAAGGTGCCTGATTGTGAGTTTATTCATATCAGCTACTCTGCGACATTGGCAGCTAATAACGCATTTCAGACGCGAAATTTGGTACAGGAAACAGCATACAAACGCGTATTTCCTGAATTTCAGCTACGCGATGACAGTAAGGCTAAAGATGATTGGCGCACTCAAGCGGGCGGTGTCTGCTACGCACAGGGTACAGGCGGTACGATCACGGGTTTTGGTGCTGGTAAGATCCGAAAGGAATTTGGTGGGGCTATCATCATTGATGACCCACACAAAGCCAGTGAAGCAAGCTCTGACACAATTCGCGGTAACGTTATTGAGTGGTTTCAAAACACGCTTGAGTCGCGGACAAATTCACCTGATACACCAATTATTGTCATCATGCAGCGCTTACATGAAGAAGATCTTGCAGGTTGGTTGCTTGCTGGCGGTAATGGTGAAGAATGGGAACACTTATGTCTGCCAGCGATTCAAGATGATGGCACAGCGCTATGGCCTGCTAAGCATTCAATTGAACGTCTAAAGGTGATGGAGGATGCGGCGCCTTATGTGTTCTCAGGTCAGTATCGACAATTACCATCACCGCCAGCAGGCGGTTTTTTTAAACCTGATCGAATTGAAATTGTTGATGCGATGCCTGCGGAATTTATCAAAGAAGTCCGCGCTTGGGATTTGGCTGCTTCTGAAAACGAAGGTGACTGGACGGCTGGTCCACGAATGCTCAAGACCAAAGAAAACATCATTTACATCGTGGATATGGTGCGCGGCAGATGGGGGCCTGATGGTGTCGAAAATACAATTATTCAGACAGCTCAGATGGATGGTAAATCAGTAATGATTCGGTTGCCGCAAGATCCAGGTCAAGCAGGTAAATCACAGGCTAAAAACTTTGTGACGAAGCTTTCTGGATTCCGAGTAAAAGCTGAAACAGTTTCAGGTGACAAGATTACTCGTGCACAACCTTTTGCAGCACAGGTCAACATCGGGAACGTGAAGATGCTTCGCGGTGATTGGAACAAAGCGCTCGTTGATGAGTTACGCAACTTTCCCAATGGCAAACATGACGACCAAGTGGATGGCTGTAGTGATGGGTTTAACGAGTTAAATGAGGCCCCTCAAGTCACTCACATCGACCTACCAATTTTTGGATTCTAATATGAGCATTACAGCAACACATGCTGACTATGATAAGCACATTGCGACTTGGAATAAGTTGGATGATGCTTGTGGTGGTCAGGAAGTAATTAAAGAAAAACGTGAAGTTTATTTGCCACTACCTACACTATTTAAATCCCCTAAAGATTTAGATGGTAAGGGGCGATATGGGGAATATTTGCTCCGTGCAATCTTTCCAGGTGTAACAAGTCGAACGCTTGCCAGTCATATCGGATTGGCATTTGGGAAAACGCCTGTCTTTAATCGCCCTAGGGAGCTTGAATATTTAGAACGCAATGCAGATGGTGCTGGACGTTCAATTTGGCAATGTGCACAGCGTGCCACTCGATTGGTTAATAAGAATTATCGTTGTGGCGTTTATGTTGATTATCCAGCAGTGACACCTAGCAAAAATAAGGAAGAGGAAAAGTTAAAAGGCGCTTTTCCTATGATTCATATTATAAAAGCAGGTGCAATCAAGGATTGGGATTACATCATTGTTGGTAATCAAAAAAAGCTTAGCTTTGTAAAATTGTTGGAAACAGTAAAGGTTCGCAACGGCTTTGCTGTTGAGTCAAACGATCAGTATCGTATTTTGCTGTTGGAAGAAACGGCTAATGGGCATATTTACACTGTGCAGATCCACTCAAAGGATGATAAAGGGCAGTGGGTAGAAGGTGAGAAGTTCACTCCAACTGACTACCATGGTAAGCCATGGGACTACATCCCTTTCACGTTTTGTGGCGCCGTGGACAATTCAGATGAGATTGGCACAGCTCCACTGTATGAATTGGCTTCGATGGAGCTTTCATACTATGCCAGTACTGCAGATGTGGAAGAGTCTGCATTCATTGTTGGGCAACCAACACTATGCTTTCCGAGCATTACCCAAGAGCAGTATGCCATGGTGAAAGAGTCAGGTGCCTCGGTCGGCAGTCGCTCAGGAATCCCAACAGATGCAAAGATGGTCCAAGCTGAAAAGAATGGTTTGGCCTATGAGCGTATGAATGACAAATGGAACCAAATGAAAGAGCTGGGTGCACGCTTGATCGAGGTTGGTTCCGCCAATAAGACTGCTACACAGGCAGACAATGATAGTTCGGTGCAACATTCTGTTTTGTCGTTGGTCGTGGCCAACGTGTCTGAAGCATTCACCATAGCATTACGTTGGTGTGCAAAGTTTGTTATCCCAGAGCATGATTTAAAGGTTGATGAGCTAAGTTTCACAATTGCTCAGGATTTTAATAAACCTAAATACGATGCCACACGCTCTAAACTCATTTACGAAGCTTGTTTAGCTGGTGAGCTGCCGATGTATGTTTGGTACCACTATGAGCAGACTGGTACATTCCCTGAAGATAAATGGGAGGACATCGTAAAGAAAATTGAAAAGCGGGATGATGGTGGAATGAATAATCCACCAAATGATGAGGAATAAAGATGGATAAATCAGCGCAGAAAGCCCTTATTGATGCGCTGAGCCAACATCAAGCGTATCTGTATCGTGCATCATCTCAAAGCGTAAACGAGCTGACAGCTCAATTTAATAAGCTTTCCAATGTTCAATTACTTAGATTAAGTGAATTACTTGAAGATTTGACGGATTCTGAGCGTAAAGCATTACAGAGTGTTAATTTTTCGAGTAGAGCTAAAGCCAGTCGGAATATTGAAGAAATTAAAGCCACTTTAAGCGAGTGGTTTTCCTCATTAAATACAGAGCTGCCTGCAATATTTGAACAGTCTGCTATTGCCTTGGCGGTTTATGAGGCTGGTTATACCGTTGCTCTAATGGGCGAGACACTTAAAACTGATGGTGAAAAGCTGTATCAGAAAGCTAAAAAGGTGCCTTTCTCTGGTGGCCAGTTAGTTGATTATCTTTTTTCTGATATCGCAGCCAATTTACGCAAGAAGGTGGAGTACGTCATTCGTGATGGATTTTCACAAGGCCAGACCAATCAGCAGATTATTCAGCGAATTAAGGGTAAAAAATCACTTGATTATAAGGATGGAATTCTAAGTAAGACTGAGTCTGAAATTGAACGTCAGGTGCGTACTGCACGTAGCCATATCAGTAATGCGACTTACATCGACACATACAAAGCACTTGGCTATGAGTATGTGAAAGTTGTGGCCACTTTGGATGGCCGAACATGTAAGTACTGCGCTTCAATTGATGGTGATGTCTATCCAATTGACGATCCGACGCGTCCACGGTTCCCTGTGCATCCAAATAACCGCACAACCTACGTGGGGTGTGACAAGGATGGCAACATTGCGGGGCTGCGGCCTTTTGTTATGGATGAGCGAAAAGTAAAAGATATTCCCAAGGATGAGCGCAAACACTTAATTGGGCAGCTAGATGCTAATACATCGTTCAAAGAGTTCTTCGAGCAGTCGGATGAGTTCTTTCAGCGCACTTGGTTGGGTAAAACCAAATACGAGCTTTATAAGAAAGGCGAGTACAGCATTGATAAGTTTGCTGATCCGCTGAATAAGCGGGGTTATACGCTGGCAGAGCTTAAGGCTTTGGATGAAAAGACGTTTAACAATGTATTGGGTGAAAAATAACATGACGGATATTAAAACACGTAAATTGGTAATTGGGCGAGCGCATCCAGGCAGTCGGTTGGTTTTATGTGATGAAGAAACAGGTCATCCTCTAGAGGGGCAAACTGATTTAAAGCTCGAAAGTCCTGATAGTGGATGGCCAAAGGTTACAGTGACTTTTGATATGTGGGGAACACATGGTGTTCGCTTTATGGGTGAGGCTGAGCCAGAACAGTAAATTATTAATTAACCATAGAGCCAATAGGCTCTTTTTTTATGTGAGAAGAAAATGTCAAACGAAAAACAGACTGAGCAAGAAATTCAAGACAAAGGCTTAAATGCTCCACGCTTAACGCCTGATCATATTGATTCAAAAATCAAAGCAACTGAATACATTTTGCCACGTGATGTATGTAAGCGTGATAACGGTGTGGAAATATTCAATGCGCCATTGCCACTGCAAACATTAACCTTCTGTATTTTGACTTTGGAAAATGGTTTCACGGTTACAGGTGAATCTGCATGTGCAAGCCCTGAAAACTTTGATCCTGAAATTGGTAAAAAGATTGCTTACCAGAATGCACGTGAAAAAATTTGGGTGTTAGAGGGCTACCTTTTAAAGCAAAAACTATTTGAAGCACAGTAATTAAACCAAATTTCAAGCACCCAATAGGGTGCTTTTTTATTGCCTGCTGAAAGCGGATGCGGACAGCGTAACGAGCGGATGCTCACTAAAAAGGGTCGGATGACTTATGAAATTGAAATTAGACGAAAACGGTCATGTAGTGGTTCAGGATGGTAAGCCTGTTTATGTTCATGATGATGGTAAAGAAGTGGCTTTTGATGCACCGCAGACAGTGGCAACAATCACACGTTTGAATGGTGAGGCGAAAACCCATCGTGAAGCCAAAGAACAATTTGAAGCACAAGTTAAAGCCTTTGAAGGACTCGATCCCGTCAAGGTAAAAGAAGCGCTCGGAATTGTTCAAAACTTGGACGCTAAGAAGCTTGTGGATGCAGGTGAAGTGGACAAAGTTAAGGCTGAAATTACTGATGCACTTAAAAAGACCTACGAACCTCAAATTCAGCAATTAACCACTGAGCGTGATGCTGTACAACAGCAATTACATAGTGAGTTGATTGGTGGTGGCTTCGCTCGCTCTAAGTACATTCAGGACAACATTGCTGTACCCGCAGACATGATCCAAGCCCAGTTTGGGAAAAGCTTCAAAATCGAAGAAGGCAAGGTTGTGGCCTACGGTACGGATGGTCAAAGAATCTATTCACGCGCGCGCCCTGGTGAAGTCGCTGACTTTGATGAGGCTTTGGAGTCTTTAGTTGGTGGATACCCACATAAAGATTCAATTTTAAAAGGTGGTCAAGGTTCAGGCGGTGGGTTCCAGGGCGGTGGTGGAAATAAATCAGGCCCTAAATCTTTGGCTGAATGCAAAACCAAAGAAGAGAAAATTGCTTACATGAAGCAAGTGGGCGAACAAGCATAAATTAATTTAAGGAGAGGCTCATGCCTTTTGATTTACAGGTTTTTAATAAGCAAACCTATGCTGCAATGACTGAAACAGTGGCACAGGATATTGAAAAATTCAATGAAGCATCTCAGGGTGCCATTCAATTGATTAATGAGCCTTTCGGTGGTGACTTTAATATCGAAGCATCATTCAAAGCAATTGCAGGTATTGTTCGTCGTCGTAATGCATACGGCACCGGAACCGTGGCGGCAAAACGCTTGGAACAAATGCTTGATGTAGCAGTTAAGGTTGCAGCTGGTACACCTCCAATCGAGTATGAAAAGCAGCAGTATTCCTGGATTCTTCAAAATCCAGAGCTTGCAGCTTTGACCATTGGTGAGCAGCTGGCGAAAGCTCGTCTAGCGGATATGCTGAATGCGGGTATTTTGGGAGCATCTTCCGCTATTTCAGGCAATGTAAACGCGGTGCACGGTAATGGTACTGATGCTGCATCATTCCGCTTGCTTAACAAGGGTGCTGCGAAACTTGGCGACCGTTCAAGTGCAATTCGTGCTTGGATTGTTCACTCAACCACAATGCATAACCTTTTTGATAATGCGTTGGCCAACTCTGAAAACCTTTTCCGCTATGACGGTGTAAACGTTGTGCGAGATCCGTTTGGTCGTGTATTTGTGGTAACTGATGCGCCTGCACTGGTTGGTGATAATACTGGTACAGCTTTCTACAACACGCTTGGTTTGGTTGAGGGTGCTGTAGTTGTAAACGATAACAACGACTTTAATGCTGAGCTTGTACCGAGTACTGGTGGTGAAAACATTAAATACACCTACCAAGCTGAATGGACCTTCGGTGCTGGCGTTAAAGGTTATGCATGGGATACAGCAGCAGGCGGTAAGTCACCTACTGATGCGGCAATTGGTACACCAACCAACTGGGATCTAATCGCTGCAAGCGTAAAAGATACCGCTGGTGTATTAATCAAATCTGCCTAATTGAACTGCCCCGAAAGGGGTAGTTCTTTGCCTGATTGGAAGTTAAAAACATGAAACAAGAATCAAATAAGCGACTGTATTTCACGAATGACTTTTCGCCAGAGAATGTGGCAGAACTACAAGCTCAAGGTTATACCTTACGCAAGGCGAGTGCCTATCATGAAGCCGACACACTGGAAGCGTGTGCAGAGGTAGCTGGTGATGTGCCTCAAGCCTATCTCGACCTGATAAAACGCAATAAAGCCAATATCGTTACAGCGAATGTACAGGTGAGTATTACTCCCGAACTGCAAAAGGTTATTGATGATGCAAAAGCCGAATGTGAAAAGGTGGTTGCTGAAAATGCTGAGCTAAAACAACAAGTGGAAACATTAAAGGCTGGGCTGATTCAGGGTGAAACTGCTGATTTGACTGGTTTGATACCTGTAGAACAATTTGATGCGGTCGCGCTTGATTTAACCAACACAAAAGAGCAGTTGGCCACAGCACAAGGTGAACTGATTTCTTTCAAAAACGATGTTGGTGCAATGCAAGCCCGTATCGCTGAACTTCAATCAGTGGATTATTCAAAACTTAAAGTGGATGAGTTAAAAGATGTTCTGAAATTGAAAGGAATTGAATTCTCATCTGATGCCAAAAAGGATGAACTATTGGCACTATTAACCCCAAAGGAATAACACCATGAGCTTTATTACCCAAGAACAGGCTGAGCAGATTCTAGGTGTTGACTTTGCACCAGTTGGTGATAAAGCTCGCCTCATTAAATTAGCAAACACTTGGATGCGAAACGAAGTTGGATATGTTCCAGATCCGATTGACTCACTCCTGATCGATGCTGCATGCGAAATTATCAAGGGCATTATCGCTGGGGTGATCTATGCAGGTATTGCACGTCAGACTACAAGTGAAAGCGTTAAGGCTGATACAGTCCAAGTCACTGAAAGCTTTGCCGAGGGTAGTGTGGAAATATCAGAATTTGAGCAGATTGCTCTTGCCTTTATTGACTCGTTGAATTTAAAACCTAAAGGATTTGGATTTGAGGTGTTTCGGGCATGATCAAGAATAAAATTCAGGTGGTGTTTCAAAAAGTATGCTGGCGTTAAACAAATCCGTTATTAAGGTAAAAGAAAGTCAAATCAAAGGCTTTAAAATGATTTTCGAGCTTTTTAGAAAAGTTGCAACTTCTCCTAAATCCACGCCTAATTCGATGACGAATTCTACAATTGTTACCTTCAATACCGACGGTAAAAAACTTACCGATCACTTGCTTGCAACATTGAAATGCTGTGATAAAACTATCCCAGTGATCACTCGCAATTCGAGCATATTGAACCCCAAGCTTTTTAAGTCTAGCTTTAAGACGTTGAACCGTTGCTAAATCCCGCTTACCCCAAACATAAGCAATAATTTCTCCAGATTCTCGATGGTAGGCATAAATAAGCCATTGTTTATTTTGCTTATTCCCTACAAAAGTCCAAAGTTCATCGACTTCAAGACATTCGTAGTGGCTTTGTTTAGGCTGAATCTGATAGATCGATTCACTTAAGGTTCGTAATACCTTGCCAATGCTGATACGCTCGACTTCAGCAATATCTCTTACACCGCTTCCTCTGACCATTAAATGTAATATCTTGCCGGTAATACCTGAGTTACACCCTTGATAGCTTAATGCATGATCACCAATAAACTGACGTTTGCAATCTTTGCACTGATGGTTTTGTTTCCCATCTACTTTGATGCCATTTCTCTTTATATTGTTACTTAGACAGGTAGGACATTTGATTTGTAGCGTTATTTTCATACCTCTATTTTATCAAAAGCCATATTGTTTTTTTCAGCATACTTTTTGAAACACCGTCCAAATTCAATCTAAGGTTGCGAAAGCCTTTGATAAAAAGCTTGCCGATGCAGTTGACACCTTCACCTGTGAAAAGCCGATTTATTCAGGCGAGTTTGATTTTGAAACGCAAACTTATCCAGTCGTAGGAAGTGAATCATATTCAGGGCGTGGCGTTCTGTTTGGCTCGTATTTAAAAGATTTAGTAAAGCCTGCCGACTATCAGGCCGAAGATGCAAAAGCGATTGTTCTGCAAAATGAAGTGACCGCTGTGCCTCAGATTGATGATGTTTGGGCAACCAGTAAAGGCGATTTCAAAGTCGTGAATATTGGTGCAGACCCAACGGATAGTATTTGGACTTGCCAGCTTAGAAAGGTGTAGTAATATCCCTCTAAATTAAGGGGGATTTATGATAGGTGTTTGTAAGCTTTGCGACCAAAATAAACAATTACGAAAATCACATGCAATTGGCAGGACCGTGTTTAATAGAGTTCTGCGTAAGGCGGACAACAATACTTTTTTAAATATATCTCCACGTCTAGGGAGAGTTAAACAAACTAATGATCAATGGGCTACTTTTCAGTTGTGTCTAGATTGTGAAGATAAGCTTAATCGACAATATGACAATTATGGAATTAAAGCCCTGAGAGGTGATTATGATTCTGTCAAAATAACCAAATTTCCTAGTGGATGGAGTTTTAATGGATTAAATCAAGAGAGAGTCTTGCACTATGTGATTTCGATACTATGGAGAGCCGCGCACTCGACTCATTCAGCCTATGATGGCGTAACCATTCCAGATGAATTAGATTCATATTTAAAGCATACTTTCCTAGGTAATGAAGAAATTTTGAAGGACATTTTGAATGTCAGAATCAGAGTTCTTAAGGATTTTTCTCAATCAATATCAGATGAAGTTTGGCAGAGAGTATTAATAAGTCCATATGTATATAAGACAAAAAATAATTTCATATATGTAATGATGTTTGAAGGATGGTACATTGAAGTATTCTATTTAAAACCAAGATTTAAGGAAAGAAAAAAGCATGGATACTTAAGAAATGGTAAGGATATATTTTTTGCTCCATATATTGAAATCTCTCAAGTTCCTGGGCTTATGCATGCATTGGCGCATGGTGTATCTCTAGTTGATTCAAAATAAACCCACCGAAGTGGGTTTTTTAATGGGTGAAATTTATTATTTACATTGATGATTCAAAGCTAATTCAGCGCGCAGTTGATTCTAATCAGGCATTTCATGTTGATGTTCGCGCTACCTACATTAAATCGGTGTTTTTGAATGGTGAACAGATTCGAGATGCCTTTTATGTGGATTTGGAAAAAGGTTTCTTAATTCGAATCAAGACCGATATTGAATGTCGTCCAGTTATGATTAGTGGTGAACTGGCGCATGAAATTCTATTTGGTGATGTGACTGTTGAATATCGAGAATAGCCATGGCGTGGAAAAACAAACCAACTAATTTTGCGCTTGAGATAGAGAAAATTGGCGATGAGCATTTGCGAAAAGTGAGTGCTGAAATGTTGCAAGCCGTAATTATGGGTAGTCCAGTAATGGATGGCTCATTCCGCAACTCAAACCTAATTACAATTGATCAGCCTACCTATCACTACATTGAAGGTGAGGGTAATACAGCGCCTAAAGGCACTTTAGATCAGAAAGCTTTTGATCGAGGCGCTCAGAACATCCTTAAAGCAAAACTAGGCAACTGTGTGTATTTGACCAATGCCTTGCCTTATGCACTCAGGATTGAAAATGGTCATTCAGATCAAACCCCCCATGGTGTGTATGCGCTTGCATTCCAGTCCGTATCGAGTAAATACAAATGATGACACTCACTCAAGCTGAAATAGAGATATATAAGCGTATCGGGCAGTTTGCAGATAGAAGCAAGTATCTGATCGGCAGTACGCTGCTACTTATCGGCGACAACAGCAACAATCTAGGCACAGAGCTAAATACAACACTAGAAAATATTGTGGTTCGCACTGAGAACCAAATGAATGGAGAAGGGAAGCCATTTAAAGCGCCAGCAAACAAACCTTGGTGTAAAGTTTCTATACAGTACGCTGATAGTCAAGTGGCATCAATTGGTGATAACCCATGCATTCGTGATTACGGCATTATTTCAATTCAGTGCTTCACACCAAGGAATAATGGGACGCTTACTATGACCGCATTGTGTGACCAGTGGCGAGAATTGCTGCAATCATTCGGTGTGTCTCATCTTGAAGTCTACAAAGTCCACGCACCACAAAGCATGGATGATCAAGATTTTTACGCAAAAATAATCAGAGCTGAGTTCCGAGTGAACTAGAAAAATTGTGCAGTATCAATTGACCTAAATGCCGTTTATATATTATTTTGTCTAAATTGGGAATCACTCAACCCAAAACATAAACCTCGCAATAAGCGGGGTTTTTTATTGACCAAAATTCACCAAATTCAAAACAGGAAAATTGGACAATTAGCCAATTTTTTAACTGAGAAAATGAGCCTTGCAGCGATGCAGGGCTTTTTTTATGCCTGTTTTCAGGCAAACCACTGGCTAGGCTGATCCCCGAAAAGAAGATGGTCGTTTCGACTATTCATTGCATCTTCTTGCCAGTGTTTCTTTTTTAATGAGTAGTCGGAGCAGATCAATGAATGCAATCGTAAAAATTGAAAATCAAACTCCATTTATCGAAGTCGAATTAAATGGAAAAGTTCAGCTTGGTGTGAATGCTCGTGACCTGCATAAAATGCTAGAGAGCAAGCAAGACTTTTCAACATGGATTAAACGAAGAATTACTCAGTGCAAGTTCGAAGAAAACTTCGACTACATTAAGCTCCACCAAAAAGTGGAGCTTTCAAAGACCGGGCAAACTTCAATTGAATACATTATCTCGGTAGATATGACCAAGCATCTTGGAATGATGGAGCGCAATGAAAAAGGTCATGAGATCCGCAAATACTACATCGAGCAAGAAGAACTAGCTCGTCAGCTTAAAGATGGGCTACAGGTACGCATTGGCAAGCTTTCAGCACAAGTTGAGCTAATTACACAGTGCTTGTCTGAGGCAGGGCGGTTTTTGTCTGTAGAGGGTAAGCAAACCAAGCCGGCATTACTAAAAGAATTGGATGAACTGATTAAGGAAGCGCAACCATCCTTAGATTTTGATGAGGATAAAGATAATGACAAATAATGTTCCTGCTTACATTGTGGTGGAGTGCAGACCAAGCACAGAAGAGGATGGTTATGCCGATATTGTTATTCATAACGACACCTACATTTTTGAAAGTGTAGAGCCAGCAGAAAACCTGCGCGCAGCAATGCTAATAGCTATTGATATTGAGCGAACCAAGCCAAACCATCGACACATCACACTGCATGCCGAAAGCGTCTCGAAATTATGCAGAGGTATGCAAGGTGAAACCATAGATTGCAATAAACATTAACCCCGCCAAGTGCGGGGTTAATTATTTCAATGCCACCGAAAGGTGGTTTTTTTATGCCTTGAATAGGAGAAAACCATGAGTTCGGGCGCAAAACAATTAGTGCAGATTGCAAAAGAAACTGTCATTGGAACAGTACCTTCGCCATTTGCGCGTCAAACCTTGGCATTTACTGATATTTCATTAAACCAAAGTGTTGAAAAAACAGAGTCGGCTTCAATTACAGATAGCCGATTACAACAATCATCTATGATTACTTCGGCGGAGTATTCGGGCGAATTGAGCGCAGAAGCTCAGTATGGTGCTTATGATGACTTGATGGCAGCAGCAGCTTTTAATGCTTGGGCAACCAATGTTCTGACTTTTGGTGGTGCGACTCGTCAAACATTTAGCGTATTGCTTGGTTATACCGACATTGCCAACTATCACACATTCTCAGGCTTGCATGTAAATACATTCGGTATTGATATTCCCGAAGCTGGTCTGATTGGCTTGACCTTCGGCTTCATGGGTACTAAGCGAACCACAGCCGCAGTTGCACCTGTAGGAACAATTACGCCAGCATCAACCAATCCGCGTATGTCGAATATCTCGGTAGGCGATCTGCTTGTTGATGGTGTATCTGTTAAAGGCACAGCCTGCATTACTGCATTCTCATTCAATTGGGATAACTCGATGCAGGTGCAAAAATGCTTAGGTGCTGGCCTTGAAGTTGGTGCGATTCTTGAAATGTCAGCGAAAGGTACAGGCAGCTTTACAATGGCTTGGTCTACCAAAGCGGCAGAGCTTTATGAAAAGCAGTTCACCAATGGGAATATCTCGCTATCAATTCCAATTACGGATACTGCTGGGAATAAATATGTTTTAAATATTCCTAAAGTTGAGCTTACAGCATCGCTTGCGACTGGTGGTAAAGATGACCTCTTGAACACAACATTTGAATACACGGTTGTAGATCAAGCGCCAACACTTACGCGCACACCTAAAGTTTAATCAATAGCCGCTTTCGGGCGGTAATAAGTAAAAAAATCACTTAGCGGGAAAGAAAATGCAAATTACCATCTCAAAAGATTCATTAAGCACTGAAAAACATCCATCGGAGTGGGTGCCTCATCCGGATGGTGGCGAATATCTTATAGCGGGAATTAATCGTCCTTCATTCCAGTACATGCAAGACAGTCATCAGCAAAAAGAGCGCATGGTGCGAGAAAGTGGCACCTTAATTACTGACGAGTTTGTTGAGCAATCTAATCGTGTATTCAGTGGCATTGTTGGCAAGTATTTAGTTTTAGATTGGCGTGATATTCCTGCGCAAATTGAATATTCAGCACAACTAGCTCACGACTTGCTCGCTTATGGTAAATCACCAGAAGATGATGAATATGGGATGAAACTAGGCATATGGGTGATTACTCAATCTCAGCGAATCCAAATTGAAGCTGATAAAAAAAAGCGTGAAGCTCTGGGAAAGTCCGAGAACTCTACAAATACCTCCAGTTCGCCAGCGAAGAAGAAGCGGGTGAGTACAACCAAAAACAGCGGGCAATAGCTGAAGCATTAGGTAGAAAACCACCAAAAGAAGTTAAAAAGCCTGAATATAGCTACACAGCCAGCACCTTAATTGAAGCTTATAACGTCATTTCGCGCTCACGCAGATATGAGCAAGGCACACCGTTAGCATTGGGCATTGCTGATCTAAATGCCTATTGTGAGCAATACGAGTTACCAGTAGAGCGCTATATTTTTAATGCTGTCATCTTTGATCTGGATAATCGGTTTATTGATGAGGCTTATAAGAAGATGAGTAAGAAATCAGCGTGAGTTGGTTTCTTTTTACTTTTGAATATAATGGAATCTGTAAATGCATTTGTAAAAAATGAGCGTTCTGCATAAAATGCATACAAGTTTTCTTTCTAAGTACTCTTATGACTGCTCCTCAGCCCAAAAGCAAACTAGATGAAGTTTCTGAGGTTATTTATAGTGACCCGGATAATACCTTTTTGTCTGAGTTTCAAGCGACGCGATTAGAGAGAATGACCAAGGAAGCAGAATCGTTAAACTTCCTGCGTGCAAAGAAGCAAAGAATGTTGATTTATTATCAGTCTGGACAATATTCTAAAGCCAAAGAAGAGTTAAAATCTTTAGTTCCATATATTCCGGGAAATGGTAAGTTGTATATAACTCTTGCTGGCATGGCTGTACGAATAGGTGCCTTTGCAGAGCTTTGTAAAATGTCGTCGAAGTTGGATGCGGAAGCAATTCTTGGTTTGCCAAAAGAATACCGCGTACCAGTTCTTTCAACCCTGAGCACTTCTTTTGTTTTTACTGGAAATTTTAGGGAGAGAGTAATGGATTTGGGCCGTATAATTGCAGATTTAAGGACTGATGAAGAAAATTTTAAGGGTGTAGATGTAGATTTCTTGCGAGATAAAATGGAACATTTCTCAAATATCTATTCAGCATTAGATATTAATAGCGCAAGGGTTAGACTGTTAGCTGACACCGTTGAAGAATTTATAGCAAAAAATAAAATTCGAGTACTTGGTCTGTCAACTTCACTACCTGATGGCGAATTCTTAATAGATTTGGGTATAAATAAACCTGTAGAAGAAATTATTCAATTTAATAATGGATTATTTGATCTAGTATTTGAGCGCGATATTGTTGAGGAGTTTAATGCTTTTTCTATTAATTTTTCACCGATTAATGAGGAGCAACTGAAAGATGTCCTCGTGTGAAATTTTAGATTTAGCAAAAAGGCTGTTTTATGAGGTTGAGCAAAATGATTTCCCCATGTTAAGAAATGTTATAGGTAGAGCTTATTACTCAGCCTTTCATAAAACTCAGGAAATTGCGGTAAACAAATATTCTTGGCCCGAAAAAACCAATATAAAAGGTGGGATGCATGAGAAATTGTATAGTCGCCTTGATAACCATGATTTAACAGATTTTGAGAAGCGCAAAACTGTCGCTCAAATTAAAAGTGATTTGATTCGCCTAAAAAAGAAAAGAGTGAATGCTGATTACTATTTAAATATTTCAGTTACTAAATTGGATGCAGATTATTGCATACGCACTGCCGAGCAAGTTAATGAAAGATTAGATAGAATCTAATCAAAACCATCCTTCGGGAGGTTTCTTTTTGCTCGATAAATTAGTATCTTGTGATTACTTATAAGAGGGTAATCACGTGAAAAAACTATTAATTGCAGGGGTTTTGGGTTTTGGGTTGGTTTTGAGTGGGTGCTCAACAACAATGCCCATTAATTATGTTGCATCACCAACAATCAAAGGCCAAGGGGATGTGGGGGTTGGGGTGTTTAAATACCTTCCCGCCGAAAAAGGACTAGTTAAGTCAAATGAATTTCAGAAGCCATCAGCAGCGATTGGAACTATGTACATGTCTGATAAAGCAGATGTGTTACTAAAGTCCTCACTAACAAAGGAGTTAATCGCAGCAGGTTTTAATCCTGATCGGAATGCAGATATTCAGATATCAGGTGATATTCAGCGATTCGAATACGACTGGATTGGCTTTATAGAGGTTGATTTTTATCTAGATGTTGACTATATCGTCACGAAAAACGGTGAGCAGATTTATAAAAATACAATTAAAACACACAAAGCCTCACCGAAAGCGATGGGAAATACTGACTCAGAAGCTGTTCGTTCTGCGATATCTTCTAATATTGGTGATCTAATGCAGGATTTGAGATCTAAAAAAGTCTTATAAGCATCTTCAGTAAGCGCTGGTGAGATTTTATTTAGAAAAGCCAAACCTCCTTCGGGAGGTTTCTTTTTGAGTGAAGAGTTAGTATCTTGTCCTGAATAACAAATATTTGGGGTGGGGTGTGAAGAAAATACTACTTGCATTCAGCTTGGTCTGCTCAGCGGGTGTTAATGCCGAGTCGGAAGTACCAGTTGAAAATTATGTTAAGGCGTGTCCTTTGGTTTACGAGTTAGCAAAAACTATAATGGAGTCAAGACAGATGGGGATGCCAATAGCTGAAGCCATAAAGCCTATTATCGGTGTGGATGATAAAGATGTGCAGCAGCTCAATAAAGATTTGGTTATTGCTGCATATAAAACCCCTATTGGCGATTCCAGTGAAAATAAGCAGCAGATCATAGATGATTTTGCTAATCAATTAGCATTAGAGTGTTTAAAAGCAAAGTAAGAATCACTAGTTACAAGAAGCCTCGCGAAAGCGGGGTTTTTTATTGCCTAAATTTAGGAGTCTCTCATGACTGAAACATCACGCCTTGAAATTATCATCGATACAACCAAGGCAAAAAAAGGCACGGATGATATCACCAAGTCATTAAGGGATGTAGAAACTCAAGGTGATAAAACAGAAAAATCAATCAAAGATACAGCCAAGGTTATTTCTGATACTGGGGACAAATCCAAATCATCTGCCAAAAAAGTTGATGATTTGTCTAAAAGTATTTCAACTGCTGGGAATGAAGCAAAGACCACATCGGGGAAAATGGGCGAGCTGCGAAACACAATAGCTCAAGCCGCAAACGATGGGAAGTTTGGCTCACACATACAGGGTTTATCTACAAAACTATCTGGTTTGAGTGGCGGGGCGCTACTTGTTGGCGCTTCACTTGCGGGTGCTTTTGTTGGTGGTGTTGCTTTGGCGAGTGGATACCTCGCAAACATGACTATGGAAGTTGCTAGAGGCAATGTTGAGCTTGCGCGTTTTTCAGCAATTGCAAATACATCTATTGCCAACTTTCAGGGTCTATCTGGAGCTGCTGCAACGTTCGGTGTGACGCAAGAAAAGACAGCCGACATGTTGAAAGATTTCAATGAGAAAATCGGTGAATTTAATTCCATTGGTGCGGGCGGGGCTGTAGATTTCTTTGAGCAAATTGCTGTCAAGACTGAAGATGGCGCTGAAGGTGCTAAGAAGCTTGCTGAAGAAATGTCAAAAATGGACGGCATTGACGCACTTCAAACTTATGTAGATAAATTGGAAGAGGCGGGCGTAAACCAAAAGGAAATGTCGTTCTACCTTGAGTCTATGGGTTCTGATTTAACCGCACTAGCACCGCTTCTTGAGGATGGTGGCAAACTATGGAAAGACTATCAAAAAGCCATGGAAGATGCAGGAGTTACTACCAGCGAAGATGCTATTCAAAAATCCATAGAGTTAGCTGCACAACAAGAATCCTTACAAATGCGTTTTGGTGCGTTAAAGAGTGAGCTTGCAAACCAAGTTATGCCTGTACTTTCCAAAATCATTAATCTATTCATGGATGGTTCGAATCAAGGCGGACAATTTAGTGGTGTGATTGAAGGTATTGGTTTTGCTGCTAAGGGTGTTGGTGTCTTAATTGTTGGCCTTGCAACAGGTATGAAAAACCTTGTTGAAATCATGTCTTTGGTTGTGAATCAATTCAAGACCATAGGCACAACAGCGGTGAATTTCGCCAATGCGGATGGCATCCAAGCAAAAGGTTCTGCATTGCTTTCAGGTGCAAAGGATTTTGTGTGGGGTAACGGTGCCAAAGCAGTAAGTAATATATATAGCAATTCCAAACAAGGCTTTTCAGCTATGGGTGGCATTCTTTCATCCAAGCCAGGGCAGTATGATGCACTCACTCAAGCTATTATCAATAATAGAAACGCTCAATTAAAATACAATGGAGAGCAAGGCAGGGGTGTTGGTGGTGGCGCAGAGCAAAACAAAAACCTCTTCCCGACCGCTAAAGCACCAAAGTCTAGCAAGGCAGAAACCAACAAGGCAGTAAATGAAGCCAAGCGACTAGCTGAACAGAAAAAACGTGAAGCTGAACGATTACAAGCTGAAATTGAAAGGGCTAAAGAGAGCGTAATACGAGAGTATGCGACCCGAGAGGAAAGGCTTCTTATTGATTACAACAAATCAAAAGAAGATATCGAAAAAGGTTTTGTTAATGACTCTGCAAATCATGAGCTTTACCTTAACAAGGCTAAGGAGGCATACGATCGGGATGTTGAGGCATACCGAGCTGCTCAAAAAGAGAAATTGGATTCATATAAAAACGATCTGCTCGACCAGATGGCAAATGCTGAAAATGCGATTTTATTATCTGGCATAGCCAAAAAGTTTGGTGGAGAGGGTCTTGAGTATAAAACAGCTAGTTTAAATATTGCCTCCGCCCGCAGCAAAAGCAGTGAATTTGATTCATATACAAACAATGTGAGCCGCATTAATCGGGATTACGACACGCCAGAGCAAGCTCAACAGAAATATGAATTGTTAGAGCAAGCAAAAGCCACTCATATAGTCAATATGAAGGCATTGGATGTTGAATATAACGATAGTGCAAAAAGACTGATTGAGGATCAGCACTCCGCAACCCTAAGTATGTACGGCTCACTGTTATCTCAAGCTGGCTCGGTTTGGGGTGATATGACCCAAATGGTTAAAGATAGCGCTGGCGAATCAAGTGCTGCTTACAAAGTTATGTTTTTAGCACAGCAGGCGATTGCAATTGCTCAAGGTGTTGTTAATACAGAGTTAGCCGCTACTGGTGTGATGAATGACCCATCAGCCCTAACAATGGCTCAAAAGCTTATGTATGCAGGGATGATTCGTGCTACTGGTTACGCATCAGTCGGCCTAATTGCAGCCCAAACCATTGCAGGCTTCGCCAGCGGTGGCTACACAGGCCACGGTGGTAAATACGAGCCAGCAGGTGTCGTCCACAAAGGCGAGGGTGTTTTAACCCAAGAGGAAGTCAAGGCTCTAGGTGGCCCACAAGGCTTTGAGGATTTGCGAAAGTCGATTCGTCGAGGTTATGCGACAGGTGGATTGGTTGCAGATACTCACCGAGTTGGTATGGGTGCTGTGAGTGCGATTAATTCGGGTGGTGGTAACGGCTCTAGTTCAGGCGATGTAAATATCACTGTCAATGTCACCGACTCAGGCGTAACAACACAATCTAATCAGTCTGATCAGAAGCAACTCGGTCAAATGATTGGCAATGCGGTTCGTACGGTGATTCGTCAGGAGCAACGTCAAGGGGGATTGTTGGCGAAGTAAAATACCTTAACTTTCCCAAAATCATGCATTACTATAAATTGGCTGAATTTTCAGCTAATAATGCATGAGGAAACAAAAATGAAAGATGGAATTTATTTCGTCCAATTCAAAAGTAATATTCAGGATTTCGGTACAGGCACTGTCGTTGTTCAGAATAAAATCATCAATGGTGGTGACTTTGGGTTTTCTTATAAGGGAAAAATCGAAGGCGATAAAGTAAACCTTGATATTCAACAGCACGATAGTTCTGTTTCATCGGTTATGGGGCAAGCTTCACAGCATGATCTGAAGTTAAATATTCAAGAAACTAGCAATGGTTATAATTTGGTTGGTGGTAGTGATTTTGCTCCAGGGGTAAAAATCACTGTAGAGGCTAAATTTATTGGTGATTTATTGGTTTAATTTTTAAGTAAAAGAAAGGGCGCATTAGCGTCCTTTTTTATTATCTAAAGGAAAGTAAAATGAAACAATTTCTAAGCAATGCATTTATTAAATTTTGCGTAAAATATACAGGCAAGAGCCAACAGCACTTAGCTAAAAAATGGGGCTTTTATTATTTTCTAACTCGCTCAAAAACTAAAGCCTACTGGCATACTGTTTTCTCTTAATGTCGCAACCTCATGCAAGAAAAAGCGACATGCACATAAGGCGGAGTTGTGCCCGTCAACTAATTCATAAGCCCGTTCTTTTTAGGACGGGTTTTTTATTGAGCAAATTATGAAAACGATAATGGCTATATCGCTAGCCCTAGCTATTTCCCTAACCCTATACGCAGCCTCTTTCTTAATTAACCCAAGTCACTACAAAATTTTCGTAGTGGCTTTTGTTTTTGGGCTGAGCTGCTCATTCTTATTGAGGTACAAAAAATGAAAGCTATTCAATACAAAAGACCCGATGATAATAGCAATATTGATGATGGTGCTCTTCAAAAAGCATTTGGGGGGCAGATTGAATATATAGGCGGGTCGTGGTGTCGTAGTCGTGTCGCAATCTTGAGAGCCAATGGTCAAGAAATTTATATTCGCTATGGGGATTGGATATTAGAAAAAGAAGGGTTGCTTATTTCGCTGACCAACGAAGAATATCAACTCCTGCAATCCGAACAAAAGCTAAAAGAAATCAAGGATCGAATCGATGGTGAAGTAAAGCAGCATCAGCACCGTGTTCGAGTGGGTATCGTTAAGCCACAGTCAGAACCATCTAAAGACCTTGGTCAAATGGTCAGTGATTCAATTAAGGCTGTGATCAAGAAAGATCAGCAACGAGGCGGATTACTTGCTGGCAACAAGCTTACAGAAGGTGGCTACATCAAACCTCCATACATCATCGAAATGGAAAATCAGATTAAGGCGCTTTCAACTATGGTTTCAGCATTGGATTGCCGCCTTAATGTCCTGAGTGGTGGGAAATGAGCAATCAAAAATTCACATGGTGCAATGACCTAGATGGTAACTCCCAAACCTCAAGCTTTAAAGTTCTTCAGTCCAGTTTTGGTGATGGATATACACAGCGAACGAGCGTAGGGATTAACAATCGGTCAAGCACATGGGCCTATCAAAGAACTGGCTACAAGGATGAGATTATCGCAATTAAAGCCTTCTTTGATCGTCACAAAGGTGCTGATTCATTCCTTTGGGATTCACCGCTAGATGGTGAAGTTCGAGTAGTGGCAGGTGACTATATGCCAGTTAGTTTAGGCGGTGATGTTTGGTCAATTTCCACTACATTCACCCAAGATTTCAAACCTTAAATTCAATCAACTTTATGCCCTCAATCGAGGGCTTTTTTTGTGGGCGTAAATTATGGCTAAACAAACAATTAATCTAGGCACAGCACCAACCGGCGCAGGTGGTGACACGTTCCGATCAGGTTCGGCGAAACTTCAGGCGAATGATGATGAGATTTATAACTATCTCGGCGATGGAGTCAATTTAAATAAACTGGGTACTGCTGCGTCTAAGGATGCTGGAACTGGCGCTGGCAATGTGATGGAGGTGGGGGCGTTTGGGCTGGGTGGAGATGCGCCTATTGCTTCTATAAATAATATTAAGAACAATGGATTCTATAATAATCGTGATCCTATTAGTAATAGTTATCAGTGGGGAAACTACATAGAAGTGAGTGGCGGGGGTGGGGGTGGGCAAATATATTTCGGGGCTGTTGAATCAAATTTAATATATGCAAGAACAAGATGGGGTGAGAGTTGGGCGCCCATGAGATTATTGTTACACACAGGTAATACAGCTACAGACGCTAATGGCTTTATTAAAGCGGCTTCCCCGATTGTTAAGCTTTTTGCAGATAAAATCGAAATTAATGACGAAGCAAAACAGCAAGACATTTCATTTGAAAAATTAGGTGTTGGCGATTACTTGATCAAAGGCTCAAGTGGTTTTGCGCAAGAAGGTTGGTATATCGAAACACCGAAAGATGCAAATGGAAACGTGTTGTTCTCAGTCATTTATCATACTTTAGAAAATGGCGATATTTCAGTAAAAACCTATAAGAAAAAGTTTGATTTTGAAACAGTGTCAATTGTTGCTGATCTTGATAACCCGGTAGATATTACCGAAAACCGTTGGATTGACTTGCGTTTGCAAGAACTTCCGCAACCTGAAATTGAAGAGTCGGAATCAGTTGCACCACCAGAATTTCAGCCTACAGGATTGACCGAAGCAGTTGCTACGGTGATGGAGTCTTATCATGACCCTGAACAGTGATTTTCAAAAGCTGTATGTAGATGGTCTGATCACGCTGTTTGAACTGGATGCTCGTACTTTAGGTGCGGGCATTTTACGTTTTCATGGTCATATCTCTTATGAAGATTGGGAGCGTATTTACAGCTATATCGGATCAGACGGGTTGCTCGGGGATACAGCTCAATTAATTGGTGAAGTGTTTGAAAGCGGTGAATCAAAAACATGGTATCGCAACATTATTTGGCAAGGTGAAACTTTCGAGCCGATGGCGCTTGAGGTGTCGGGTCTTGAGATGCGCTCAGACGGTAAAGCTTCAGCACCAACTTTAAGCATGGCGAATAATATTGGCGGCATTCAAGGCGCTGTGTCTGCGTACTGCTTACAGTTTGGTGACTTTGCAGGGGCAAAGCTCAAAGTCATTACCACGTTAGCTAAGTATCTTGATGCTGAGAACTTTAGCACTGGTAATCCGACAGCTAATCCAAGTGAGAAGCGAGAGCAAATTTGGTTCATTGAACAAAAGACTTCTGAAAATGCTCAGCAAGTGACGTTTGAGCTTTCTAATCCAGTGGATTTTGAAGGGTTAAAAATACCAACACGACAAATCTCAAATTACTGCAATTGGGAATATCGAAGTGAAGAATGTGGCTACATCGGATCTGCAATGTTTACTGAAAAAGATGAACCGACAGATAATCCAGCTTTAGATCGATGTAACTACAGAACGTCAGGCTGTCGTTGTCGAGAGAATGAGCTTCATTTTGGTGGATTCCCTGCATCTTCAATGGTGTAAAAATGAAATTAAATAAAAAACTAAAAGCAGCGATTCTATCTCATGCTGAAGAATGTTTCCCCGCAGAATGTTGCGGGGTTATTGTTTCTGGTGAGTATATTCCATGCCGCAATGTCGCTGAAAAAGATCAGTTTCAAATTCATCATGAAGACTTGGCGCATGCTGAAGATCAAGGTGAGATTCAAGCCTATGTACATTCACATCCCAATGCTACAACACGTGCTTCTGATTTAGATTTATTGCAAATTGAGCTTCATGAAAAGCCTTGGGTGATCTGTGCTTGGCCTGAGGTAGATTTTCAAGTCTATAAGCCATGTGGCTATAAAGCGCCACTCATTGGCCGTGATTACCACCATGGATACCAAGACTGCTATTCAATAATTCGTGATTTTTATAATCGTGAGTTGGGTATTCAGTTGATTGATTTCGAGCGTAAAGATGATTGGTGGAGTGATAAAACCCACAAATCCCTTTATCTAGAAAATTTAGATGAAGCTGGATTTTATGAAGTCAAAGAACCTCAGTATGGTGACATGTTGGTGTGTAATGTTGGTCGTACAGAACACCCGAATCATGCTGTGGTTTGGCTGGGTGATCAGTGGCAATTAAAGTCAGAAGAAAGCACAAGTTGTTTTGGTGGACCATTAATCCTACATCATCCTTATGGCCGAAAGTCTGTGCGTGAAATCTTTGGTCAGCAATGGCAAGAGCGTGTTGTCAAAATTGTGAGGCATAAGAATGCTTAAAACGATCAAATTATATGGCGTACTAGGAAAGAAGTTTGGTAAAGAATTCCATCTAGCTGTTGAAAGCACCCGTGAAGCTGTAAAAGCACTATCAGTCCAAGTGCCTGGCTTTGAGCAATTCATGCTAACAGCTCATGAACAAGGACTTGCCTTTGCTGTCTTTCAAGATGATGAAAATATCAGTGAGGATCAGATCGACTTTGAGACTGGCGCCAAAGTTATCAAGATCGTGCCTAAAGTTATTGGCGCGGGTGGTAATGGTATTTTTCAGGTTGTTATCGGAGCTGTTTTGATTGCAGCAGCTTTTGTTACTGGGGGTACTTCATTAGCAGCTTGGGGGGCTTTGCAAGGTGCTTTAGTTGGCGCAGGCGTTGGTATGATGGTTGGCGGCATAGCACAAATGATGATGCCCCAAGCGGATACGCCCCAAGACGAAAACCAAGATGGAAATAAGCCTAACAAGGGCTTTGGTGGAGCAGTCACCACAGTCGCACAAGGGAATCCAGTTCCGATTCTGTATGGTCAGCGTGAAGTCGGTGGATTCATTATAAACGCTGGTCAATTTGCAGTAGATACTTTTAGCTCTGCGGATGCTGGTTACACAGGCGGCGGCAGCAGCGGTGGAAAGAAATAATTTAAAAACACAGGCGCAATGAGCGCCTTTTTTATTGTCTAAGGATGAGTATGAACGCAGTAATTAAAGGCGCAAAAGGCGGTAGCAAAAGCCAAAGACAACCCAAAATTGCAAACGATACAACCGCTTCAAAAACCTATGCACGTTTACAGTATGGCATGAGTGAAGGGGAAGTTGAGGGTTTAGCAAATGGTCTTAAATCAATCTTTCTTGATGACACGCCAGTTGAAAGCGATAGCGGCGCAAGAAACTTTCAAGATGTCACCCTAGATTTTCGTTCAGGCACTAATGATCAGACATACATGGAAGGCTTTGAAAGCATTGCTTCTGAAGCCGCTGTTGGAGTTGAGCTTAAAAGTGATACGCCTTGGGTTAAAGGGATTACCAATCTTAATCTCGATGCCGTAATTGTAAGGGTGCGTTTTGGGGCTTTAAAAAAGCAAGACCCAAGCAATGGCGATGTCTCAGGTATTGTTATTGATTACTCGATTGAAGTACAAACTGACGGTGGTGCGTGGGAGTTAATGCTTGACACCAAAATGTCAGGAAAAACTTCAGCAAATTATGAGCGTACTCACCGTATCGGCTTGCCAAAAGCCAATAATAATTGGTTGATTCGCGTCACACGTAAAACACCAAATTCGAGCTCTGAATATGTCAGCGATAAGATGTATATTCAAGCCATTACTGAAGTTATCGATCTTAAACTTACATACCCAAATACCGCAGTGATCGGTGTGCAATATGATGCTGAAACATTCTCGAATATTGCCAAAATCGCAGTTGATCTAAAGGGTGTAAAGATCAAAGTGCCGAGCAACTATGATCCAGTGAGCCGAACTTACATCGGGATGTGGGATGGTACATTTAAACGTGCTTATAGTAATAATCCAGCTTGGATTTACTATGACCTATGCACCAATAAGCGATATGCGCTTGGCAACCGTTTAACCGAGCAAATGATTGATAAATGGTCTTTATATCGTTTAGCTCAATATTGCGATCAGTTGGTGCCAGACGGCAAAGGCGGTCAGGAACCGCGTTTTACCTGCAATGTGTATATCCAAAGCGCCGAATCTGCTTTTGATATTTTAAGTAAACTAGCAGGTGTATTCCGTGCAATCAGTTATTGGGATGGAACCTCCATTGTTTGTGATGCTGATTTACCACAAGATACTTATTTCACTTACACTCGCGCCAATGTGATTGATGGGCATTTTGAATATTCAGGCACTCGTGCGCGTGATCGACACAATGCAGTCAAAGTCGCTTGGGATAATCCACAAAATCGCTATAAGACTGAATATGTCTTCGTACGGGATGAAGCAGCGATTGCACGCGATCGAGGTGCAGTCAAACTACTTGAGTTAGAGGCATGGGGCTGCACATCGGAAGGACAAGCACAGCGCACAGGGCAGTGGGCGCTAAAAACAGAACAACTTGAAACTCGAACTGTCACATTTAAAGTCGGGCTAGATGGCTATATTCCATTACCAGGTAAAGTGATTGAGGTTGCGGACGAGTTGTTAGCTGGTCGTGCCAATGGCGGGCGTATTTCTGCTGTCAGCACTGACCGTAAAATTATCACTTTAGATCGTGACGATGTGGTGTGTCGTGCAGGTGATCGACTGGTTGTAAACGGTGAAGATGGCAAAGCGCAAACTCGAATCGTGTTATCAAAAATTGGACGCAAAGTCACAGTCACAGTGGCGTTTGATTCTGTTGCAGCAGAAAATGTTTGGGTCGTTGATGCACAAGATTTAAAAACGATGAAGTTTCGCGTCATGAGTATTACTCAAGACGACAAACATCAGTTTTCAATCACTGCGCTACAGTACGAATCATCAAAATATGATGCGATTGATTTTGGCGCATTCATTGATGATCGTCCGATTTCCATTATTAACCCAACGACTCAAGCACCTGTCACCAATGTTTTGATTTCATCTGAAACAATGGTGCAGCAAGGCTTATCTATTGAAACAATGGTGATTGCTTGGGATCAGGCACAAGGTGCTACGAAGTATCAGGTTGAATGGCGCAAGGATGATGGTTCGTGGATTAAATTACCAATCACGGGTAGCAATTCAATTGAGGTTCAAGGGATTTATGCGGGTAATTATGAAGCTCGTGTCACTGCAATTTCTGCATTTGATATTGCTTCTTTGCCAACATATTCAAATCTGACAGCATTGACTGGCAAGCAAGGATTACCGCCAGCGTTAGCAAATATTGCTGCGACAGGCATCTTATTTGGCTACCGTTTAAATTGGAATTTCCCAGCCGTTGGTGCGCTCGATACCGCTTATACGGAAATTGAGATTGCAACTACAGCCAACGGTGCCAATGCTGCGCAACTTGGGCTTTTCGCATACCCAACAAATAGTCATGTCATTCAAGGAATGCAGCCAAATTTAACTCGATATTTCCGTGGACGATTGATTGACCGCATCGGGAATATTGGCCCGTGGTTGCAATATGCGAGTGCGACAACATCAGCAGACGCAAGCGCGGTACTTGATATTTTGTCAAGCAAGATTACTGAATCGCAATTACATCAAGATTTGCAAACCAAGATTGACCGCATTGATACCGTTGACGGTGATGTGTCAGACATTATTCAAGCTGTAAATAATCTAGAGGATGGATTTACACAGGAGCGCTCCGAAAGAATTGCTGGTGATGAGCAAGCCTTTAATCAACTGAATGCTTATAAGTTAAGTAATGATCAGGCGGTTGCTGCTGTTGTTGAGGAGGTTGAGCTTATTGTTGATGATCAGCAAATCATGTCATCAAAGATTGACGGTGTATATGCACAGGTTAATCCGAAGCTAATTGGATCAACTGATGACCTAATAGGATCAACCGAAGGCTTTGCGGGTGTTTGGTCGTTACAGTCAGCAATGATTGAAGGTGATATGGCACAAGCCGAACGCACTGATCAAGTTCTTGCCACGATTAACGAAAATGATGCTTTGTATAAGCAACAAATTAAAGCGAATGCTGATGCTGTTTCTGCAAACGTGCAAGCTACAACCACGCTTCAAACCACTGTTGGTCAAAACACCGCATCAATTCAGGAGGTGAGCGAATCAGTCAACGGCTTGTATGTGCAAAAGTACATCAAGTTGGATGTAAACGGCAAAGTTGCAGGATGGGGCGGTGCTAACGATGGCAAAGAATCTAATTTCATTCTGAACTTTGATTCTTTCGCGATTGGTTCAGGGAATAGCACTGGTTATTACCCATTCATTTTCCGCAATACGCCATTCACTGATCCTTTAACCGGAACAGTATTTCCAGTTTCGGCTTACGTTTTCTAGGGTCTGTTGAGAATTACCGAGAGTTAATTAAACTCGCGCACAGTTGAATCATGGCTTCAAAACTCGTATCTGTTTTACAACTACGCATCGCTATACGTTTAAATTCTTTTAACTTACAGAAATAGTTTTCAATGAGATGACGCCATTTATACATAGTCGTATCAAATGCTCTCATTACTTTTCGATTAGATTTGGGTGGGATCACCACTTTCACTTTACGTTCATTGAGTTCTTGGATGAGCCAATCTGCATCAAATGCTTTATCCGCTAGTAATGCTTGAAAATCAACATCTTCAATTAAAGGTTTGGTTTCTACTAAATCGTGATATTGACCAGGCATTAATCGAAACTTAATAAGGTTGCCTAGACTATCCACTAAGGCAAGAATTTTACAGGTCATTCCACCTCGAGATTTACCTATAGACTGTTTGAAAGTCCCCCTTTTGCACCTTGCCCATGTCGATGAACTTTAACAATCGTTCCATCAATCATGGCGTATTCCAAATCAACATCTTCATTTACAGATGCAAAAATAGTTTCAAATACACCAGCTTTCACCCAATCACGGTATCTTTTAAAGACGGTATTCCATTTACCAAAATGAGGAGGTAGATCACGCCATGGACTGCCTGTACGGGCAATCCATAGGACTGCTTCTAAAAATAATCGATTATCTTTTCCACTACGACCTCGATCGGTCACTTTACCTAGGCAAAAAGGTTCCATTTTTGCCCATTGGGCATCAGTAAGTATGTATCTATCCATAGTACTATTATAAATTAATCAGTAGCCTTTGTAATTCTCTAACAAGCCCTAGTGCTAATGATGGATTATCAGTCAGTGAAAACTTCACATATTGAAGATCTCGCGGTCAAGGCAGCCAAAATTGACAGTTTAGCGGTAACGACAGCCAAGATTGATAACCTTGCAGTGACAGGTGCCAAAATTGCTGATTTAGCCGTGGATACTCTGAAGATTCAAGATAATGCTGTGACTGTTCCAGTCTCGGCTTTTGCTGAAATCTCTATGGCGGTTGATGGTGAATACACTACCATCCAAACCTTGAATGTTCCCTCAGATATGGGGCATACCATTTTGACTTTTGGTGCTGTATTTAGCTTTAACAGTTATACGTCACAGCAACGATTGCTTTGCCGTGTGCTGAAGAATGGCAACGTGGTCTTTGAAGATTTGGAGGTTCATTTCATTGATTACGCTTCTGTTGGTGTGACCTCAAGTAATAGCGGACAGCACCAACATGGCGTGAATATAAACGTGACAGGCAGCGCTAGTAGTGCTGGTGGGCATAATCATTCGTTCAGCGGATCAACAAATAACTCATCAATTAGTGGTGTCTCAAATTCCTCGCACAGTCACAACTACAGCGGCAATACTGGGTCATCAGGAGCACACACACATAACTTAAATTTAGATGCCTCTGTAACGATGGGGCTTGATGGTATCCATAGACATGATGTTGAAATTCGGGGCAGCGCACGAAGTGCGGGAACCTTGAATATTTCACGTCATGACTCAACAGGAATCGCAGGCGCATTCCAGTTGCAGTTGAAATCAACTTCAGGTGGCAGCGTCAATGTTTCACAGCGTTATATTCATGCAATGACAATGAGGAAGTAAGAATGGCATATTTTGCAGTTTATGAAAAATCAGACGGTGAAATAAAGAACATAGTAGAATGTCCTGACTTTCTTACTGAGTCAATTCACTTGGATGATGATCAAGATTACATTCAGGTAGATTTTCAGGTCTCCCCGTCAAAATATTGTATTCAAAATAATAAATTGATCGAAAAGGATTAGTTTATTAGTCCAGTTATAGCACCTTCGGGTGCTTTTTTATTGCCAAAATTTAGGGGGCGAAATGTCTGAAACAACAGGGCAAGCAATTGCTGAAGCGAGTGCTGCAGTTACATCAATTTCAACCAAAACAGCAGTAGGGGGATCAATTGCTGGTCTGTCGGGGAAGTTATTGGGTTTAGATCCAATCACAGCTATTGGTTTGTTAGTGGCGGTTGCAGGTCTACTGGTGAGCTTTATGAGCTTCTTGATTAACTGGTATTACAAGCGCCAAGAAAATAAGCGTGCCGAACAACTACATCAAATTGCACTGAGTAAAGCGAAGGGTGAATGCAATGTCGAATAAGACGAAATACTGGGCAATGGGATTAGCAGCTTCGGCTGCTTTTTTTTGGAATTTAGAAAGCAAAGAGGGAAATGTGTCGGTTCCTTACAAAGACACTGGTGGTGTTGTGACTCAAGGTATCGGATCAACAACCAAGCCTGATGGCACCAAGATTAAAATGTCTGATCCACCAATTTCACGCAAAACCGCATTGGAATGGGCAAAAGCACATGTGGCCAAAGACGAAATTCCATTTCGAAAGTCTCTCCAGAGCGTGAAGTTGTCTCAAGTCGAGTATGACGTATATCTCGACTTCACCTACAACTTTGGCCAAGCCAATTGGAATCAATCTTCCATGCTTCGCAATTTGAAAGCGGGGAAGTACAAGCAGGCATGTGATTCATTACTCAAGTGGAAGTACGCGGCCAAACGAGATTGCTCTGTACGATCCAACAATTGCTATGGTGTTTGGACTCGTCAAATTGAGCGTCACTCGAAATGTATGGGAGCTCAGTAGATGCAAACCTTTTTAGCAAAATTTTATGAAGCCGTCATTTTCACTTTGGCGGCTTTTTTATTGCTGGCATTCCTTGGGCTTGGGGTTCAGACATTACGTGTAGGCCATTATAAAACCCACTTTGAAAATGCAGAACTGAAGTGCAATCAGCAAATAGCAGATATTCATGCGGATTATAAAGACCAAGCGGATATAGCAGCCGAGCAATATCAGAAAGCACTGGCCAAGAAGCAATCAACGATCAATCAATTGAGTTCAGATTATGAAACTGAAAAAGCCAAATACAAAGTTAAAGTTGAAACCGCCACAAAGTTTGTCAATAAAGTTGTTGAGCGGGATGTTTATCATAATGTTTGCTCAGATGATGACGGCTTGCAGTCCATCAACTCGCTTATCAAAAGTCGAAATACCAGCTAATTTGATGCAGCCTTGTCCACAGCTTAATGAAATTCAGGGTAACACTGGCAAGGACTGGATGATATGGGGTGTGGATACAGTAGCAAAGCATAATGAATGTGCCTTGCAAAACGATGCTTGGATCAAGATTGGAAAAGCCCTCAAGTGAGGGCTTTTTAAACAATATTTTATAATTAGTAAGATAGATAATTTATTCATGGGGATGTTCTTGAGTGAATTAAAATTAACCAATTTATTGTATTTGTCTATGTGAAAGATATAATGTTACATCATTAATCTATTAACTTTATAAAATATGAGTACAACTACTCTTTTTTCTACATTGCCTGGTGTACATGCTTCTTTAGCTGGTATTTTTATTGCTTTTTTTACAGCCTATGCAATATATATATTTCAACAGATAAATAGTATAAAAGATGAAATAGATAGGCTGATATCAGCCTTAAAACCAAGTTGCACTTTTATTCTAAGTTTTGGGGAAGGGAGTGTATTGAATAGTTATGATGCTTATCTCGCTGAAGTTAAAAGAATATCAAGATCACTATATGTAGACAAATTGTTAAGTAAAGAAGATCTTTTACTTAAGTTACAAGATATTTTTAAAGCTATAAAACTATTTGAGGCAATAATTCATCATTTAAATAATGAATTAGGTTTTAAACCAAAAATAGAAAATTTTAATCAAATATCATACCAAAATTCATACGATATTTTTGAAAAAGAATATTGGATTATTATGTACTTTAAGAAACAGTATTTAGAAAATATAATAAGTACATATAAACCATTATATGAATTAACTAGAGAAAAAATTAAAATAGATATTGAAATAGCTTTGAATGATGAAATGCACAAATATGATGCTGAATTAACTGAAGAGTTTTTTAATGAAGAGGTTCAACGAAGATTGCCTTTTCATATGAATCAATTTGAGTATGATGAGATAGAAAATCTTGATGCTAGAATTCAAGATTTAATATCATTTTATGAGAATGATTACATTAATCTTAAAAAATTAATTGAAAAAACAAAAAGAATTAAGGATGGATCTAAATTGTATGAGACCTCTGAAAAAGTTTTTTATTGGTTATTTATACCAGTTCTTGCTTTTGGAATAATTATACCATTTATTATCTTATCAAAAGAAGAATGCTTAGATAATACAATTTTTTTAACGTCAATATTTCAATTTTTATTAGTGTTTTTTTCATTTATACCATATGTAGGATTCAGTATTTGGGGGCTTAGAAAACTAAAATCACAAATGAATTAAGGTTATCGAAAATAAGTTACTTTTAAGAGGCTTTGTTGCATAAATATGTAAGCATCTGATTTAAATAAATTTAATTTTGGATCAAAAAATAATCAAAACTTTTAAAATCATATAGTTATGAAATCTTTGTGCAACAAAGCCCTTTTAAGATGAAAATTAAATTGTTCAATCTGTAAATAAGTACATAGGCTTTTTTTCTATAAAAGAACTAGATCATCTGAGCATTGTTGCTTGCCACATTTTTTGTCACATCTCTTTGCTAAATAGTGATATTCTATAAATCTAAAAGAAAATAAGTGTATGAATAATATTAATTATTTTTGAATAGGATTAAATAGCATTTAATCAAATCAGGTTCAACTCCCGTCATCCTCAAAGTAAATAATATGAGATACCACAAAGTTATGATCACTCTAATCGGATTTGATGAACATACTTTGTTAACTCTGGGATTTCTAGGATAACAGGGGCAATGGATTTATTGCTCGGTAATGTCCAGAGTGCTCTAATTTCAGATTGATAGGAAAAACTTTCATCTTTATATAAAGCAGGGTTATCACCAAAGTCTAAAAAATTCCACTCTTCAGTTTTAGACTTGTAGTTTACTTTCCCAAAGTAAACTAATTTTGCTCCATATTTTGCACTCAAGACTTTACTTATAATCCCTATAAATTTTTCGGGATTAATGATTTTTACCCCAGCATCATACCCAAAGGTTTTTGGGACTAAATCAACCCTTTGAGACGAGGTGCAAAAAATGAAACAATTTGGATGATCAATTCTTTTACCAAACATAGGGCCATCGCCAGTAAAAATTAATTTACCTTCACCTTGTATTTTGCCGTCAAAAAAGTTGTTTTTTATACTTTGAGTTGTAGGGTCTGATGATGATAAGTCGAAAACTCGATTTGGAATAGTTAAGGTAACTTCCTTTCGACCCTCAGTATTATCATGTATACCTTCGCAATAATCGGAATTACGATATTCATGCAAGGTGCCAATACGAATAATCCCTTTTTTTAATAATTTTCTAATATGAATTTTATTTGAATATTTGATCATTTTTCAACCCTAGAATTTTCCGAAAAATCTCCACGTCTACGCACTAGGAAAGAACTAGCAGTACTTTCAGCATGAAATACCTTAGCATCATCTTTGTTGTCAACCCAAAACCATTCAGGCTGATACACCTGTTGAATATCTGAAAAATCATCGTATTCCAGTATTTCTTGTGTCGCATCTCGATAGGCAAGCCACTTGCCATCTTTGGTAATGTAGGCCATTGAACACCCCCTCAAATTACAAACTTCACAATTTATTCAATAAGTTTTTTCTTTTCATAAACGATATACAGTACATAGCTATAACTGTAACACATGCAATATTCCGAACCTTTAAAATGATGATATAGTGCTCTTGCAGATTGACCGACTCAAGAGAATTTTGAGTCGGTTTTTGCGTTTAATATCTGTGGATAAGTCATTTGAAACACCATAAATACACCAATAAAACGCAACTTGCTGATTATTATAAGGAGTATGTATACAATGATTTTAGTGACTGGTGGTTTAGGCTTTATAGGCTCTCATATTGCTTTGAGCTTTATGGCGCATGGGCAAGAGGTCATTATTGTAGACAATTTATCCAATGCGAACTTGCAAACTCTTGAACGATTAGAATTTATTAGTGGCATGTACGTGCCTTTTGTCAAAATTGATATACGAAATACGCCTGCTTTAAACAAAGTTTTTGAGCAGTATTCCATCGATGCGGTGGTGCATGCAGCAAGTTTTAAATCGCTTGAAGAATCTGTATTGAAGCCTTTGGAATACTATAATGACAATGTCAGTTGTATCATGAGTTTACTGCGTGCCATGCAGCGCACAGGTGTCCGAACTTTGGTTCATCTTTCCAGTCTTGCGGTCTATGGTGAATCCAGCCTACATCTAGAAGAAGATTTGGAGCTGAATTTCGGCTATCCAAACCCGTATATCAAGTCGCAGCAAATGGTCGAAGAAATTATTCGAGATACAGCAAAAACGGATAATGAATGGAAAATTGCAATTTTAAGAATGGGCAATGTCGCTGGTGCATTTGAAAATGCGATGCTCGGAGAACTATTCCCGCCTTTACCGAAAAATATTATTCCACTGTTGATGCAAGTCGCTGCAAAACAGCGTGATCATATTGAACTTAGAAAAAGTGCACAAACCACAGACCATACCGTAGAGCGTAGTTTTTTACATATCCTCGATGCCTGTGATGCGATTGCGGCTTCGTTACAATGGTTAAGCACCCAACAGTTTGCTTGTGAAGCCTTTAATATTGCAGGTCAAAGTGTGTCGATACAGCAGTTGATTGAAAAAGTTGAAAGCGTGACGCAAAGTGATATTGCTACAGTCGATGTGAAGGATTCGCACATCGTGGAATTAGATCAGGTCGCAGCCGAGTGTAGTAAAGCGAAAAACATTTTACACTGGGAAGCGAAGCGCAGTTTAGAACAGACCCTTGAAGATGGATGGCGTTTCTACCAACAAAATTTAGATGGCCGTTAATTAATTTACTGATAACAATTATCATTTACATATTTTTGCTTAATCATTAAAATAAGGAAAACAAGCGCAAAATAATCATTTTGCAATTCAGTTAAAAAGGAAGAGGTTAAAATGCAAACACGTATTGAACATGACACGATGGGCGAAGTTGAAGTACCGAGTGAAGCACTTTGGGGTGCTCAAACTCAGCGTAGTTTCCAAAACTTTAAAATTGGCAGTGAACGTCTACCACGTCCAATGATTCGTGCCATGGGCTTAGTGAAAAAAGCAGCAGCATTAACCAATGCTGAGCTCAACCAAATTCCACAAGAATTGGCGCAATACATCGTCGGTGCTGCGGATGAAGTGATTGCAGGGCAGTGGGATAGTCAGTTTCCTTTGGTGGTATGGCAAACTGGTTCAGGCACACAAAGCAACATGAACTGTAATGAAGTGATTGCCAATATCGCCAATCAGAAACTCGGCAATCCTTTAGGCGCACAAAAACCTGTACACCCGAATGATCATGTAAATCGTGCTCAGTCGACCAATGACTCGTTCCCAACGGCGATTCATGTTGCAGCAAGTATCCAGATCAATGAATTACTGATTCCTGCGGTGACACAGCTTCGAGATACTTTAGCTGCAAAGTCTCAAGCATTTTCAGACATCGTTAAGATTGGTCGAACTCATTTACAAGATGCGACACCCTTAACCTTAGGCCAAGAATTTAGCGGTTATGTTTCTCAGCTCGATCACGGCTTAAAGCGTTTACAACAAGTACTTTTAGGCTTGTATGAGCTGCCTTTAGGTGGAACGGCTGTAGGTACAGGATTGAATGCTCATCCTGATTATGCAGAAAAATCAGCAGAGCAACTGGCACAGTTGACAGGGCTACCTTTTGTGACTGCACCAAATAAATTTGAAGCATTGGCTGGGCGTGATGCAGCAGTGTTTGCCTCAGGTGCATTAAAAACGCTTGCGGTAAGCTTGAACAAAATTGCCAATGACATTCGCTGGTTGGCAAGTGGCCCACGTTGTGGTTTTGGCGAGTTACGTATTCCTGAAAATGAACCAGGCTCAAGTATTATGCCGGGGAAAGTGAACCCGACTCAAAGTGAAGCGATGACCATGGTGGTGGCTCAAGTCTTAGGCAATGACACCACGATTAATGTTGCGGGCGCATCGGGTAATTTTGAGTTGAATGTATTCATGCCAGTGATTGCGTTTAATTTGTTGCAGTCGATTCAGCTTTTGGGTGACGCATGTAATAGTTTTAATGATCACTGTGCAGTGGGTATTGAACCAAACCGTGAAAAAATTGATCACTTCTTACATGACTCATTGATGTTAGTTACGGCTTTAAACCCAGTGATTGGCTATGAAAATGCAGCGAAAGTTGCCAAAACAGCCTATAAAGAAGGGAAAACGTTAAAACAGGTGGCCGTAGAGTTGAACTTAGTCACGGCTGAGCAGTTTGATGAAGTGGTACGTCCAGAGCAAATGATTTCCCCAAATGTAAAATAG